GTGCCATCTGGAGTGCTGTGCGCGTGTTCGCGCCTACCCCCGTGTACCTGCGAGCGCCGGCGTGTGCGTGTACGTGTGCGTACCGGAGCGGCCCTCCGCATCGGCGTGGGTGAACGGCCGTTAGCATGCGTGGGAGGGTGAAAGTCCTGCAAATGGGGGGTTTTTCGCACGTGTGAGCGCGGTGTTTCCGAAGGCCCAGGGCTACGCGTGCGGTGCTCCGCGAGGCTGGTTACACTCCTGTAATCAGTAGTTACTACGGATGCTGAGCGTATACACCGGTATGTACCGTGCGCTGCATGAGTCATTCACATACATCAGAGTCTCGGGATGTTCGTAGTCCTGAGAGGCAGGAGTTTCTTGGGGACATCATCACCACTGCTGTTGAAGGTGGTACGGGCTACTGGGCCCAGGTGAGTCAGTACCAGTGGGTTGACTGCGACGGGCGCGTGCGCGTTGTAGTCGGTGAGCGCGTTGGGGATCAGGCTCACGCTGTGTTGCATGAGCTGGACCATGACGAGACCGGCTATCGCGACGAGGGTCTCGTGCTCGACGCGGACGCCGTTGCGCGGGGTATCGGCCGGATCCTGCGGGAGGACGTTGATCTCGACGATCGGTTTCGCTCGCGGATCGCTGTGGCGGCGGCCGAGAACGATGCCGGCGACATCGACGCCGTGGATGCCGACGTGATCGCTCAGGTTGCGCTGCTCGGCGAAGTCCGCTACGGCTGAGTCCAGCCAGACGGGAGGATCGGGGTGCGACCGATCCTGCCGCCTGTCAGACCAACCAGAGAAGGGACCATGAGCCATTCACATACACAGCAGGGCACGCTCGTTGCTCTACTCGACAAGTTCGCTTCCACGGCAGCCGAGATCTATGCACTGTGGAGCGAGCTTGAAGATTCGCCGGAGTTGGACGAGCGCTTGATGGCTGCCTATCCGGATGGGTGGCCTAGCTTCGATGAGATGCGCAACGAGGCTTGGAAGTGGTGGGACGCGTTCGTCTCGTCGGGCAACTACTACGCGATCCGCTGCACGCGTGACGATACTGTCGCGCCGGATCCTGGAGATGTGTGAGTCAGCGGCTGAGAACATTCTTGAACGGTGGGAGGAGGAGTCATGAGGGTTCAGATCACAGAAGCTGAGGCTGAGGCCCTGTGCGATATCCGTATCGCTCGCGCTGTGAGCGTCTCCCGCGAGTTCCTGCGCTCCGCTACTGCAGACGAGCAGGATGAGGTTTCGGCCAGGATTGGGGATCAGGTCTGGGCGGATATCGCTGCCCGGTTCAGGATCGTCTAGGCGAGTTTGACGAGAGGCGCACGCGTGCGATGCGGGCGCCTGTCGCCAGACATCAGGTCTGGAATTGAGCCGAAGGGAGTAGGAGTTGTCAGTTCTCGAACTTTCGCCGCCGCGCGAGCTTTCGCAGTGGAAGCTTGAGCACGGCTGGACGGTTGCCCGCGCGCTCGCTGTCACAGGCGGGCTGTCTAATCCGGCGAAGATGCCGTGCCACGGCTACAACCTGCCTGCGGAGCGCTGCCACAACGGTTCCAAGATGCGGGCGAAGGCCCAGTCGATGAACCGCGCCGAGCGACGCGCAGCCCAGAAGCGCGGGATGGCCGGCGTTCAGGTGTGCGGCGGTTGCTATGCCCTGAAGGGTCGCTACGTGTTTCCGTCGGTCAAGGCTGCCATGGCACGCCGGATCGATTGCTTGATCGATCCTGACTGGACAGACGCCATGGTGTTTCTGATTGGTTGGTATGAGCGGGATACGCGTTGCTTCCGCTGGCACGATTCAGGCGATTTGCAGGGGATGTGGCATCTGCTGATGCTTGTCGAGATCGCCGAGCGGCTGCCGTGGGTCGACTTCTGGCTGCCGACGCGTGAGTACGCGCTCGTCCATGCGTATCGCGAGGCCTACGGAGCTTTCCCGCCAAATCTGACCGTGCGGGAGTCTGCCGCGCTCATCGGGCACGTTCCCGTGGCGCGTGACGGGCGTGTGATGTCAGGGGTGGCCGCCAGGGGGCAGGTGTTGCCGGAAGGCGTCCACGTCTGTCCTGCGCCGTCACAGGGAGGGTTCTGCGGGGACTGCCGTGCTTGCTGGGATCCCAGCACCGATGTCGTCATGTACAAGCTGCACTAGAAAAGAGAGGGGTAATCATGCCTGCTACCAGGAACAATCGCGTGGCCGATCACATCGTCCAGATGCGAGCCCAGATCGCTGGGATCACGCCGGCGGCGCGCGAAACGCTGAACCGGGACATGGACGTCACCGCGAGGGAGCACTTCGCCTACCAGGAAGCGCAGGCTCGCGCGCACGTCTCGGGCAAGCTGTCGACGAACGAGGCGCAGGTCGTCTATATGGCGCTCGGAGAGAACGGCTCCGGCGCTAATGGCGGCTGGGCGGCTGAGACCGACCTTGCAACGAAGGTCACCGTCACGCTGCTTATGGGCGAACTCCTGAAGCGCTAGGTGCAGCGAACGTCAGGTGAGCGGCCCGCCATCGTGCGGGCCGTTTCGCTGTTCAGAGCGACTTCTGCCGCCAGTCGCTGCCAGTCCATGCCTTCCGAACGAGCTGCTGACGCATGTCCACCGGATGGCGGTAGATGATCTCGCAGCCGGCGCGCGCCACGGGCCCGTATGCCTCCGAATTATGGTGCTCGATGAACGCGCCAGTCCAGCCACAGGAGCAGACAAGCGCCCGGTTCGCCTTCTCGGCTGCGACCTCAGACTCTCGGCATACGCGATCCCAGTACGCGTCGCACTCATCGCAAGGGCAGTCCCGGCCGTGCGGCGCGCATCGACAGGTCGCGCAGAGCGGTCCTTCGCCGTCGAGCAGGGTCGTGCCGCAGTCGCAGATGCCCTCACCCATCGTCATCCTCGCCGTACGTGAGCGCTTCTAGGCGCTCTATGCGCTTTTCCAGCGCGTCCAGGCGTTGCGGGACAGCTTCAGGATCAGGCGATTGGCCGAGACCGCAGCGGACCATGTATTCGGTGCGGGAGATTCTGGCTCGCTGTGCTCTGCGGTCGATCTCAGCGAGGTCGTGGACTGCTACAGAGATCTGGATGGTGCGGCGCGATCCGAGAGAACGGCGGCCGAGAACGACCACGTCTCCGGATTCTGGGCGTGAGATCTTGCGGCCCACCGTACTTAGAGCGATTCCGGCGAATAGCGCCCCGCCTGACGGCGAGGCGCCAGGGTCGCAGTGAAGTGAGTCCGGGAGTCACCGGACAGCACCTGCTGATGATACCTAAATGGATCAGGAGGTCCCATCAGTCTCGCCCAGGTGAGCGGCCAGGAGCTCGCGGGAGGGTGTGGAGCGCAGCGCGCGCAGGACCTTCGCTTCGGCCCGCTCGATCTGTGTGCGGATGACCGCGAGGTCGCGGCCAGGGAGCAAGCCGGCTTGGTCGGCCTGCTCGAGGCGGGCGATGTCGTGCTCCAGTCCCAACCTTTGCTCCGTTTTCGGGCACGCCAAGGATGAAAGCCGCCCGTAACCCGCGCGAGGTATGTGGGCGCAAGCAGCGGCTGCGTATTCGCGACATAAGCGTACATCTGGGGATCAGCGATTCCGGGGATGGTGGGATGGGGAAAAACATGGTATTTGCGGGATCTATGCGGGCCACGAGTAGAGACGCCACTCTCTTTGTTGGGGTGAGCTTGTCCTAGCCGCTGAGAGGTTTTAGGGGTGTCTGGCATCGCGCCTAGGGCTCCGATGGCGTCTGTGCGACTCGCGCGGAGCTCTCAGGGGCTTCCTTGCGCTTTGCCGCCACCTCCGCCCGCATCGCAGGCTCGGTCACCCAGATCGGGCCGCCGCACGCTGGGCAGCGCTGTTCCCAGAAACCCCGTGGCAGCGGGAACAGGTGCTTCTGTTCGTCGGGCAGTTCGTCAGGCAGCAGCCATCCTTCGGAGCAGCCGAGGCAGCCTGCAGCTTGCACGAGGTCGAGGACGCCCATCTACCCCTCGATTCTGCGCAGGGCCCTGCCCCTGCGCTGGTCGATCACGCGGAGCTCGGTGTGCAGGTTGGCGATTCCGGTGCTGTGAGCGATCCTCAGACGCGCTGCGCGGCCCGCAAGGCTGCCCGCGGGGGAACGGTCGAACTCGCGCCTCATCTGCTCCTGACGGCTTAGGATCGCTCGCCCCGCCGGCGCGGCCTCCTCCATACCGAGGGTAGGAGAGAGGGTGTAGTCGCCGATCCGGCCCGGGATCATCATCCGCGTCCACGTCAGGTACTGCGGCATGTCGCGGGAGTCTCCGAGCGTGAAGCGCACCAGCTGGGCTTCGCCAGCGCGTGGATGGCGGCCTCTGAACTCTGCGCGCAGGTCCGAGGTGGTTCGGTGGCCGCACGCCTTGGCTTGGGAGAGGCCGAGGTCGCTGAGCCTGACGACCTCGGCACTCTCGATCGTGACGACCATCGGCCGTTGCTCTCCGCTGAGCGGGTCGACGATGCCGAGCACGACTTCCCAGCCGCCGTCGTCTGTGCGGCGCCTGAGACGTCTGATGCGCCCCACTCGGCACTGTTCGCCACGAGGGATCAGGTGTCCGGTTTTCCGGCCCTGGCGGATGCTGACGATCTCGGCGGGAGCGAAGATCACTTCAAGCAACCTCACCCAGTCGCGGCTGGCGTGGCTGCGCTACGGCGATCAGTCCTCCCGCCAACCAGATGGCCTTCCATCGTGCCCACGACGACCCATCGACGCTATCGGCGTGCAGGGTGGCGCAGTAGCGCAGCCGACGCATTCCGTTGACGCGACCGACATGCAGCCATTTACCGTGGTCGCGGGCGGCGTGGGCGAGCCGCTCGCCGTCGGGGCCGAGCTTGAACGTGTCGTCGCCACCGATGAACAGCGCGTCGATCTCGTCCCACGGGACGCGTCCGGGCATGAGGCCGTTCTGGGCGACGAGCGCGACCGGCACGTCGCCCATCCGAGGCCGCCACTGGTCGTACAGCTCGGCGGTCCTGTCGGCGTCCCCGACGCTGTCGGGGATCGTGACGAACAGGCAGCCGGGCAGCCCCTGGAGCCGGACAAGCATCCGCTCGTACGCCTCAGGGTCGAAGTTGTGGAAGGCGTCGTTGTCGGCAGCCCACGGGATGCCTGCAGCGGCGGTCTTCTCGACCGATCCGTAGCATCGCGGCTGCACAAGACGCCCGAGGTTCGGATGCGCGTAGCGCTCCATGTCGGGATGCCCAGTGGTCACGAGCAACTTCACATCGCCTCCACGGGCAAGGCGGGTGCGACCGTCGGCGCGGATCGCGCGATCACCCACGTCCAGAACGTCGCGCCCGCCAGCTTGGCGCAGAACTGCCCGAACGACACGGTGAACACGAATGAGTGGAACGCGAGCGTCGGAAACACCACGCTGTCGACTGCGGCGGCGAGCAGCGCCGCCTTGGGCGCCCGGTCGGCCCACGGTTGACGTCGCAGCACATGGTAGGCAATCGCCTCGACCAGCTCGGCAGCGCAGAACGCGGCCGTCGAGGCGAACGCGATTTGCGCGGCGTTCCGGTTCAGCCAGTACGAGAGCGCGCCGCCGACGGCGATCAGCAGCGCCATCTTCACCCACCGGGTCGTGCCCCAGAAGTCCGCGAGCCGGTCCCGGGTGATGAAGTCCAAGCCGATCAGGAAGAAGGCGTTAGGCAGAATCCAACCCGGACCCCAATGCGTAAGTGTCAGGTTTGCGGCGATGATCGCCGCGAGCCAAACGGCGATGAGTCCAGCGATCTTAAGTGAGCGCACGCGCTTTTCCTTTCTTCGATTCTTCGACGCGGATCTCGGCGGCGGCAATAGCGAGGTCGCTCGGCTCCCACTCGACGGACGGCTTCGTGATGTCGTTTCGCGGCAGATCCTCGCGGTTGACCTCGACCGTCCACCGCAGGACGGTTGTTGCGCTTTGGCTCTGGTCAGGCATCCGGCGACGCCTCCCGGTAGCGCTTGCGCCATTCGTCCATCTGGCGATCCGCCTCCATATTCTCAGCATCCATGTCGCTGCTGAACTCTCCGATCAACCCTTGCTTCATCCGGCGCCAATCCTGTAGCAGCGACTCGAAGACGCGCGACGGTTCGTCGAGATCCTTGGGCTTCGCTTTGATCTCGTGCAGTTCCTGCGCGGCGTCAGCCAGCCGACGGTACGTGCCGTACAGCAACGTCACCGTCTCGTACGGGTTATCGGGAACGTACCTTGTGTACTTGCTCACCAGGCGCTTCCCCTTAGCTCTGTCCCCACTGGCCGGCGCTGGTCAGATTGATCAGCGAGCCGCCGGACTCCTCGACGAAGCGCGTCAGCGCCTCCAGCGCGATCGGAGTCTCGGACGGCGCGGGCCGCGACACGACCGCCCTGAGCGCCGCCTGCGGGTCCTCGTCCTGGCTCGTGGCGATCCGGTGCATCAGCAGCACGATCCAGTAGTGGACGTTCCGGTGCCCGGTCGGGCACAGCCAGACGCCCCGGTTGTCCCAGAGCATCCCGCGCCCATCGGGATCCTGGCCTGGGAATGGTGGTGTTGAAACGGTGGTGTGCAGTTGCCACGCAACCGGGATGACGTGGTGGAACTCAATCGTCCGGTTGACGGGATCGTGGTGCTTGTGCGCCTCGCACTTCCAGCGTGTCGCGCTCATGTGATCTCCAGATCTTGGCCCAGGTTATGGCCCATGTCAGGCATCACCTTTGGCTCATTTCGGGTGGCCTCGGGGCGCCGGGCCACTGGTCCGATCCCTTGCAATGTGGATAGACCTTCGCACCGCTGATGCTGCGAGATGGGGTGGCGCTGCGATTCTGGTGGGCGCGCAGCGTCCCGTCCTTGCGTTGCGCCACACTCGCACCGCATACGGAGCATTGGCCCCGTTCAGCGCTCATGCGATCTCGCAGACCTGACGCCACTCGGCCACCACCGGAATCTGCACAACCTCCATCGGCAGCAGGCGATCCAACAGGCCACCTGGGGAGAAGATGCTGTCGTACGCTACGGCCTTGGCGGCCCTGGCGGCGGCCCTGGCGGCCTCGTCGACGGCCTTGGTGGCGGCCGTCGCGGGGGCCCAGGCGGTGGCCCTGGCGGCGGCCCTGGCGGCCCCGGCTGCCGCGGCGGCCTTGGCGGCCCTAGTGGCGGCCCGGGCGGCGGCCCTGTCGTACCCTGCAGCCCTGGCGGCCTTGGCGGCGGCCCCGGCGGCCTTGGCGACCTCAGCAGCGGCCCCGGCGGACGCGACGTCACAGATCGGGGAGAGCGAGCGCAATGCTTCCGCCTCGATCATCAGTTCGGGAACCAGATCGAACACCAGCGGCACACACTCCCGAACCGCCCAATCGGCGCACACAAACGCTCGCTGTACATCCAGCCCGTCGTCGGCGGTGCCGATCATCCGCGCAAGATACGGACGCATCCGCTGCCGCTGATCATCAGGCAGCCAGTCATTCAGCGAGATGCCCAGGCTACGCAGCAGCGGCGACACGCACACCGGCGCATCGGAATGCGGCTCGCCGGCCAGGTACGCCACCCACTCCATCGCGCAGCGCCCCTTCTCGGGGGTTTCGTGCTGACCTTTGGACAGTTGGTAGTCGCTCATGTGATCCCCAGTTCGCGTTCCATCCGAGCCACCTTCTCCTCACGTTCGGCCAACTCGGCCTCCTTGCGCTCGCGCTTCTGGGCGCGCGTCTCGCCACCCATCACCCGCGCCAAGTCCCCCCAGCCGCCGACAAGGTGCTTGACCGCGACGAAGAACAGGAGGAGGGGAGCGGCCGGGAAGATCAGCGTCGAGAAGACTGCGGCCAGCATGAAGTCCACGCCGGTCAGTCCTATCTCCTTGGACGCGGGCCCGAATATGTCGGTGGCGATCAGCGTGCGGAACGTGACGCGCCAGAACCAGATGCCGAGCACCAGAGAGCCGGCGAGCCACGCCCACCAGGGCATCAGCGCCTCGCCTCGGGCGAGGCCGAAGCCTCGCCCATAGCGCATTCGTACCACCAAGTCCGATTAGGCACTCGGGGTTTATGTGATCCGAGTCCTGCGGGTACGGTGATGACGCTCGGGCTGCGCGGCTCGCCCGAGCAGGTTTCATGGCGTGATCCCCTAGTCCTCGGCATTGACGGCCCCGTTCCAGTTCCACGTCGCAGTCTCGCGCCAGCCGACGAACAGGATCGGGGCGCCGAAGCTGCTCATCGCCTTGAAGATCGCATTCTCGCGCTGCTTGGTGAGCGTCAGCGCCCTGACCCAGGCCTCCGCTTCCTCGCGACTGCCGAGGCCGGCCTTCTCGATCGCCGGCTCGATTTCCCCGATGTCGCGGAGCACGGCCCACTCGATCATCGAAGCGACCTCGAGATCGTGAAGCCGTCGTGCTCATGCGTGACCCGCTTGAAGCGGCCCGACTCCGGCTCCATCAGCTGGCCGCAGACCGGGCAGACCGGCATCCCGTCGCGGACCTTGATCCGGTGGGCGATGACCTCGGCCAGGCCCTCGAGGTCCTCGTCGGCGTCACCGTCGACGACATGCGCGTAGACCACGGCGCCAGCCTCGGTTATCCACGAAGCGCCGCCCCTCATCGAGAGAACTCCGCGATCGGCTCTAGGTAGCTCATTACCCCTCCTCTTTCGGTGCAAGGCCTGGCTCCGGCCCAGCGACAGTGGAACCTACCACGCCGGCCTTCACCGGTCCACCCGCAGGATCTCCGCCAGCAGGCGCCGCTGGCGCTCGGTGAGCTCGCGCAGCCGGTAGTCGAACGACCGGCAGCCGATCCTGCGCAGCCAGATCCGGGCGCGCTTCGGGCCGACGCTCTGGATCGACCCGAGCAGGTGCAGCATCTTGAACGCCTGAAACTGCTGGGGAGGGTGCAGCAGCAGCCGTGAAACCTCCAGACACCCCTCGTCGTAGCTCAGCGCCTTGAGGCGCTTCCTCTCCGCCATCATCGCCGTACGTGCTGCGTTTGCCCGCTCGAGGGCGAGCATGTGCTGCTGCTTGTAAGCCACGACACCCATCGGTCCCCTCTCTCAGTCGCCGTACTTTGCTTTGTGCGCCGCCACTTCTGCATGGACGAGCGGCGCGCACTCGTCGAAGCTGATGCCGTCGGGGCCCAGCCGTTCCCACTGTTTGCGGATCACGCGCATGGCCGCGACGTGCGGCCCGAAGCGCGGATCGGTGTACTCGGGGAAGTGCTCGGCCGCCCATTCGCGAGCGGGCATCCACCACTCACGGTCATAGCTGGCCGGTCGAGCAGCAGCTGGTTTCCTTCGTTGCTGCCCTTCTCGGATCGCGACGACCAGCAGTCCCGGACGTACGCCGACCTGATCGTCGTAGAACTCGATCGCGTCCTTGATCTGCGCCGCTGGATACGTAACCACCAGGTTGCGCGCCACGTGCGACGCGATCCCCCTCTCTTCCAAATCGCGAATCAGGCCAACATCACCACCGTCCTCTACTACGGCTCCGTGTTCGGAGGGTCCGAGATCCGAGAGCGGTTGATGGTGGTGAGGATCAAGGTTTTGATCACTCATGGAACCCCTCCTGTCTGTGGAAAGTGCGTGCGGTTCGGTGCGGACGTACTGCCCCCTTGAAAAAGGGGACAGTCATGGCTCGAATGCGCCCAGGTCCGTAATATTTACCGCGTCGCCATGCCTGCCCAGCCCCCGCGAGGGCTACGGGACAGGACAAAATCTGGGAGGAAAAGACACCCCGTCTAACGGATGTCCACGGTATCCTGGCGCACTTCCCGATTACAACCCTCGGGTTGTGTAGTACCATTCGCCCCGTTCGAGGTTTGGCGCTGAGAACATATGCGACCCGGGATCGTTCGTCCTCCCGGGTCGCAAACTTTTTCCCGCTATTTGCGGTCATTTCTCTGCCTCCCTCATCCTCAGAAGCATCAGCAGGTCGGTCAGCAGCCCCGTACCGACCGCTTCGCCCGCAACCGTATGGAGCATCAGCGGATGCCCGTGGTGCCGCAACCGGGCGAAGAACTCCGCCCGCACAGACTGCTTGGGACTGAGCACCTGAGGCGACCAGCCGTACGGCCCGAGGCCGATCACATCGGTCACGAGCACCGTCCCCAGCCACGCCTGATTGTTCCCCCGGTGCGCGATCAGCAGGCTGTCGGTCGGCCGTCTGGCATCGTCCGCCTGGCGCCATGCCGCGTGAAGCTGGAGGCTCTCGGTCCGCTTGCACTCGATGTGCCAGTCCGGGATCGAGTCCGCGATGTCGCCCCCGCCGGCGCCGCCGCTCATGAAGTTCCGGTGCGTGTCGAGCCAGCCGGCCTCGCGCAGCAGGTCGCGGACCTCGAGCTCGCCGCGGTCGCCCTTGCGCTTCGAGCGCTTGCCGCGCCGCGAGTAGTCGATCTGAAGCTGGTTCACGTCGGCATCTCCTTGAGGTTCCGGATCAGCGACTTCCGCACATCCTCGGGATCCGGGACCTCCATGTCATGCACGATGTACCAGCTGACCGCGCGCCAGAGCCCGATCGCCTCCTCGGGAATGAGATCCATATGCCTCATCTGAGACAGGCTCGCCTCCATCGCCTCGATGATCTTCTCCTCGAACTGCTCCTGGGACGGAGGGATCATTGCTCGTCTCCGACCGGCATCCGCTGGAGGTAAGCGATCAACTGCTGGTGCAGCAGCCGGCGGCGCTCGGGCTCCGCCGTGTGGACGAGGTGGTAGCCGAGGAGGCCCCAGATCCTCAGGACCTCCTGCGGATCAAGCTCCAACACCAGTTCCTGGAACGCTTCGTACAGTTCTTTTCCCTCGCGGCTCATGACTGTCCCTCCACGGCGTAGGGGTCGAGCTTCATCGACCAGTCGATCAGCCGGTGCAGGCTCGCGCGCTCCCCGTCGAGCTCCTTCAGCAACTCGGACTGGGCATTGACCAGGCCGCGCGCCACATCGCGCTCGTAGCGGGCATCGGCCGTCTCGTCGTCGACCATCGCGTCGCGCATCCCCGCCGACGGCGCACCCTTGTTCACGACGTAGGCCACGGCCCGGGCCTTCCGGTAGAGCCGCTCCGCCTCGGCAAGGCCCTCCTCAGCCTCTCTCAGCGCCTCTCGCGCCGCGCGGCGCCTGACCGCGATGATGCGGGTGGCCCTGCGCGCCTCGTCGACCTGGAGCGGGTCCTCGAGCGTCAGAGCAGTTGGGTTGCCGCTCATGGCCACCGGTTCCGATGGAACATGGACAGGCAGCCGTCCTTGTCCTTCTCCATCGGGCAGCCCCAGCCGAAAGTGCTGCCATGCCACCACATCCTCTTGCCGCAGACCTCGCAGACAGGCCCTTGCTTCGACACGATCTCGTCAGCCCGGATCGTGAGGGGCTCGCGCAAGAGATCCCACGCCGCCTCGGCCTCCGCCCAGCACTCATCCGGCGCCGCGTCCGGCTGCTGGCGGTCGTATTCGACCTTGAGCTTGCGGGCACATCTCATCAGCGCCGCCTTGAGTTCGCTCTCGCTCATGGCCGCAGCCACTTCTCGCCAGCCCAGAAGCACACCGCCGTGTTGGCGATCAGTGCGACCGCCGAGAACCAGTGCTGGTAGAGCACAAAGAGGACGAGGCTGGCCAGAGCGAAGACGAGGTTGACGCCGAACACGACCGAGCCGGTGATCAGTCGCCGGCGCTTCGCGACAAGCAAGTCCACGAACGCCTTCTGGGCGGCGTGAGCGTCAGCGGCGTTCTGGGTGATGGTGTCTGGATTGTTCGGGTTGACGGGCGACCACATGGTGCCTGCGGGCTTCGGGGTCCACACTTGCTGGGTAGGGAGAGCGTTGGCTGTGTATTGGGTGGCGATGTCCTGGGAAACCTGGCCCAGGGTGAGGGCCGGGTTCTTGTAGGCGTCAGGCTTGATCTTCCCCTCCGGCGTGTGGAACTCCCAGTCAGGCAGCAACTCCTTCGGGATCGAGCGCCCGAGCTCGTCGGCCGCCGCCTCGAAGTCCATGATCTCCACCGCGTCGACCCCGTAGGTATCCGCCACCTCGGCGATCTCCCCGAACATCGTCGGGCCGACCAGCGGGTCATAGCCCAGAAGCACAACCTCCGCCTTCTCGGCCCGGAACCCCTCGCGGTGGACCTCCATCCTGCCCCAGGCCAGGATCGCCGCCACGACGCCCTTGTAGTTGGCAAGCTGGCCGTTCTGCCAGTAGGGCAGCGGCCGGTGCCAGCCGTACAGGCCGCACCGGCACTCCGGGTGGGGAGCGTCGTGCGGCGGTGGAACGTCAAGGGCGTCACCGAGGGTGTTGCGCTGGAGGCAGCGCGCCCGGTTGACTCCCGGCATCCAGAAGTACGGGCCCACCCCGATCGTCCGAAGACCGCCGTCCTTGATCCCGAACTGGCGGAAGCCGAGCACCTTCTCGGTCAGATCCGGCGCGGTCATGCTGGCTCCTCAACCGGCTCCTCGACCGGCTCAGGCTCAGGAGCAGGCTGCTCGATCGGCTCGACGATGATCGTCTTGGAAGGTCCATCCAACCCCATCTACCTCACCCTCTCGTTCTACGGGCCGACCCAAGATGCTTCATGGTCCGGTGGACCGCGAGCACGTTCAGCCAGTCCTGCGGGCTGGCCTCGCACTCCACCATCTCAAAGGACCCATCCTCACCAACACCAACGATCACGATCCCATCCGCCGGCGCCGACCCGCACTCCTCGTCGGCCATCGCGTAGGCCCTCGACTGCAGGTGCGCCTCGTCGTACACGCGGCCCCGCGGGTTCGTCTTCAGATCGACGACGAGATCCCGGCCCGCGATCTGGGCGCGCAGATCCATCCGGCCCGCATACATCCCCAGCAGCGAGCCGACGAACCGCTCGGTGCTCGACGGCTGCGGGTCAGTCGTCAAAAGCCAGGAGCACAACCCCTGCACGTAGCCGCGCACATGCCCCGGGAAGTCCGAGAGGTTCGGGATCTGGCGCTCGCGCGCCCAGAGCTCCAGCACCCGGTGGACCGCCGTACCGCGATCCGCCGCCGTGTCCCGCTTCGCATCCATCCCCATCTTGCGGTCGCGGACAAGGTGGATCGCCTCCGACGCGGGTATCTCCTCCAGCAGCCCCATAGCCGCCAAGGCCGCCGCCCCCTCGGCGCCGGCGGCCTCGGCCCACTTGAGCAGGTGCTCCTTGTTGAGCACCTTCAGCACCGTCGTGACGCTGTCCGCAGCCTCGCGCCGGCCGTCGAAGTGAAGCCAGTAGCGGTGGCTGGCGTCCCGGTACTCGACGCGGAGGCCGTCGTACTCCTGGAACTCCGAGCCGTCCCGCTCGGAATAGGGGCGGCTCAGTGCGCTCATCGGTCGATCCCCGAGAGGTTGTGAGCCAGCGTGAGCACCTTGTCGTGCGGCACGGCCTGGATCGCCCGCGCGATGTCGAACGGCTTCACGACCGGGAGGCCGGTGGCCGCGAGCGCAAGCTGGACCTGCTGTTCGCTGAGGCCCTTGGCGGCAGCCCTGAGTTCGGCCAGATCCTCGGTCGAGAGCGGCGCCGTTCCCGGCTTGGGCTTCTCGCCTGCCGCCTTGCCGTCGTCGTCCTCGGTCGCGAGGTTCAGCACGCACACCAGCGCGTACCGGCGCGCGTAGGTCAGCGCCGAGCCGAACGCCTGCATGTCGGTCTTCGCGATGAACAGCGGGATCGTGCCCACCTTCTTCTCCTGGCTGGTGACGTGGGCGAGCTCGTAGTCCAGGATCGGCTTGTCGTTGTTGTCGGCTCCCGGCCACGTCGTGAAGACGAGCATGTTCTCGGACAGCAGCGGGCCGATGTGGCGGGCGAGCGCGGCGATGTCGGTGTACTTGTAGGAGAAGCGGCCGTCCCCGGCCGCGGCCTCCTTGGCAAGGACGGGCGCGGCCTTCTGGACGGCGTGGATGGCCTCGAGCAGGGTCTGGGGCTTGGGTGCTTCGTCGGTCATGGGCGCGCTCCGAACACGACCTTGGCGTGGATCTGGCGGATGACCGCCTCGTACTCCGACACCAGCATCACCTCGACCGGCCATGCATCCCGATCCACTGCAAGCTTCTCGGCCGTCTCGTTGATCGGCGTCGCCAGGTCGCCGGTGAGCGACCAGCGTGGCTTATTTTCCGTAAGCCGCCTGACCTGCTCGTCTACTGTTTCCTGCATCGAAGGGCTCCCTTCGGTCACGCGCCCGGACGCTCAAACGTCGCGGGCGCAGCTTGGCGGATGGGCACAACATTGTCGACGTTCCCCGAGCGCGGCCGGATCTCGGCCTGCGCCTGGCGCTCCTGGCGAACCAGGAGCGGGCTCGGGCTGCGGTCTGGGAAGACCGGGTCATGGCAGGCGCGGCAGATGACGGCCCCGTCGACGAGGCCGTCAGCCCGCTGCCTGCCGCAGTCGCGGCACTTCATCGAGCCGCCCGTGCAACCGTGGGCGACTTGATCTTGCGACCGGCCTGAGCGGCCGGTGCGGCGATCGCGCTGGCCAAGGCCAGCGCCGTGAGCGCCAAAGCGAACCTACGCTTCATCCCTATCTCCTTTCGTGATCGTCTGGACGTGAAAGCAGGCGATCCGGCTCAAAGCGCAGCAGACGGCAGCAGAGCGCGGCGAGAAGGATGCAGAGGACGAAGGCCAGCCACTCCGCAAGGACGACGATCATGCCCACTCCCTCCGGTCATCCAGCGCCTCCTGCTCCTCATAGTACGCGTCGTTCAAGGTCACAGCTGTGTCCGAGGCCGAGGGCGGATCGAGGCCGAGCGGAGCGCGCGTGACCTGCGCCTCGAGTTCGGCGCGAGTCAGCACCTCGACCACGTAATCATCGAAGCGGACGTGCAGGTGGCTCATCATTTTTCCGTCTCGCGATACGGCTCTTTCCATAGGAGCGTCTTGCGCCCGTCGGCGGATCGTCCAATGCGCCGCCAACCGGCCTTCTTGAAGCATGCGCCGGGGTTGCTGCTGCGGATGCGCGAATCCCAGACATAGGTGAGAAGCCCGTCAGGGCCGATGTCATGGCCCGTCTGGTAGAGCGCCTGTTCGGCGTCGAGAATCATCGTGCTTGACAGCACGGGCGATTCGTTTCGGAATATCGTGCAAGTCCAGCCGTCAAGGCCGTTCATAGCTGAGACGCCCGAGTCGGGATGCGGCCTCCACCAGCCCCACACAGCTTGTTCATCGTGCGCCAGGAGGATCACGGTTTGCCCCGGTGGCATGAACTGAGACGAGCCGACCTTGCGCCGGTTGTAGTGTCGATCCGCAAGCGCAGCAGTACGCGGATCAAACTTATCGACACGCTGCCATAACTCGGTCACGATCCAATGAGTGGATGTAGCCACGTCGGGAAGCTCAAACGCCATCTGAGATGTCATCATTTCGTGTCCAAGACAGAACGAAGGCGGTCCACTGCAAGGTCGTATTCATCGCTGTTCCATGAGTCCACGACCGCTTGCGCCGCCTCACGAAGCGCAATCTCTCGCTTCTCGGTGATCTCCAGCGCCATTCGAAGCTCCAGCGTCGTCGGCGTGCGCGTCGAGCCGTCAACCTCGACGACAACCGGGCCGTTGTCGCCCATGATCAGGAACGGCCGAGGCTCATCCCGGAACGCGCGGCAGTCGCAGTCGACCTCGCCCTCGCACACGCCATTGGGGGCGTGCCAGTGGGCGGAATGCCCGCAGATGCAGAGTCTTTCGTCGCTCACCATTCCTCCTGAAGCAGTCGGCCTCGGGCTCCGAGGTCGTTGGACCGGCTGACGGTTCCGTCCTTCTCGATCACCCAGCGGGCGACCGAGCCGCTGAACAGATAGTGGCGCAGTTCGGCGTAGAGGGCGGGGATCGTGGTCCCGATCTGGTAGACCGTCCAGCCGACCGTTCCCGCCCCGACCTTCCCGCAGTTGAACTGGTCGCGGATGCGGCGGATCGTCGCCACCTGCTCTGGGGTGAGGCCGCGCGTCCAGTCGCTCGACCTCCCGACATCGCGGCTCATATCGCCTCCAGTAGAGCGGAGAGGATCGCTTTGGCTAGGGGTGGTGGTACGGCGTTCCCGATCTGCCGGAACTGTGCTGTGCGGCTCCCCTGCCACGGAATGTCCGGGAATCCTTGAAGGATGGCGGCTTCCCGGACGGTGACGCGGACGGCGTTCTTCTGCTGCGACCCGGATTCGTTCTCGTCGTGATGGCCTGGTGGGCTGATGCGAGGATCACCGTTGACTGTCGTCCAATGTCTCCATAGACGAGCGCCCCCCGTTACTCGGGATGGCCTATCACCAGAACGGGCGAACCGTTCAAGCTTGCCTCCTTTCTCTGTGTAGTTGTTTGTCTCCACAACCCAGGACACGTCGTTCATCTGATGCCCGAAATGGGGGGTTGGTGCTGTACGCACGGCCGCGTTCTGCCGTGGCCCGTTCCGGTAACGCCAGACAGGAACACCCTTCGCGAGCCCTTCGCTGAGCATCGTCGGGGCAGGATCACTGACCGGACGTGGCTGCGCACCAACCTGACGAACATCGAGATGATCCGGGGTGTGTTCCCATGTGGCTGTGCGTGCCTTCTCGGTGATCACCGAAGGTCGCCCGGTCGTCCCCCACCCCAACGCGTCGGCCATGCTCACCCACGGCAGCACTCCGCCCTCCAAAGTAACCTCATGGTACGCCGGTTCCCCCGGAACGAACCGCTGATGCGTCGGGGCGGGAGGATGCACAACCCCGGTACGGGAGGCCATCAGAATCGCCCGCCTCCTGGTCTGCGGAACACCATAACGCTCAGCCTCCAAAATGCCGGTCCACACCGAATAGCCACGATCAGCCAGCACTTCGGCCATCAGCTTCCACAATGGCAGCACGGGCGGGACCTGCTCGCACGCGATCAACTCAGGGGACAGCGCAAGCGCCCACCGCAACGGCTCCAGAACCAGATGCGCCGTCTGATCGTCACACTGCCGGTCAAGCCATTCGCGGTCGATCGGGGCACCATCACGCATCTGCTGCATCACGGTCGTGTATGCGTCCAGCGCGGCACGGCCCTTCCCGTTCCCGGCCATCGAGAACGCCGTGCAGGGCGGGGATGCGATCAGCATCCTGACAGGACGAAAGTCGCGCGGGACCAGTGCGGCGACGTCCGCCTGGAGGGTGCGCATCCCCAGCGCTTCGCGGGTCGCGCATACATCCGGGTCGGTGTCGATCCCGAGCGGGTCGATCCCGAGCTCGCGGCCTGCGAGGTCCCAGCCGACCCCGGCGAACAGGTCAACGTCCTTCATACCGTCCTCCCGCGGCGGCGGTGGGCACGCTGGCGCAGGACGTGGACCTTCGGCTCGGTCTTCGCCGCCCGCGCGTTGGCGCGGTTGGAGTGGTTCATGGCCGCTCCGGCGCGGTGGCCCGGAGGACGCATCTCAGTGCCGAGAAGGCGAAGGTACTTGCGGACGGTCACCTCGGTGGTGTCGTCGTTGAGCGCGATCGTGAGCGCGCTTTCTCCTGCCTCGTAGGCGTCCTTCCACTTCTGGGCGCGCTCGGCGCTGATGCGGTTCATGCTGCCTCCTTCAGCGCGTATCGAGCCGCGTACAGGGTTCCGCGAATGTGGCCGTCCAGCCAGCGGCAGCAGACGAGGGACACATCATCCTCGGACGGGAAGACGGAGTCTGCGGTATGAAGGCCGAGGCGGATCAGCCGGTCACGCTCCTTCTTATAGACCTCGGGCGTTGGCGCCCAAACGGCGATGTCGGCATACGGGAACGGCTCGCCGCCGGGATCCACGCTGGTGGAGCGCTCGATCAGGTTGATGGTGTTGTTGATCATGCCGCCGCCTTGGGTTGCCGGGTGTGGTCACGCTCAAGGCGCTCGTCGATCGCCCGCCTGATCCAGACGGTGCGGGGCACGTCACCGCGCACCTTGTCGATGTCCGACATCAAGGCCGCGGGCATCGGAAGCACGATGCGCAACATGGGAAAGTCAGTACTTGCCATGCACACAAGTATACACGAGTATGTCAAGGGGAACGAAAAAGCCCCCGCCAGCACTGGGCGAGGGCTTCATGGGAACTTCTCAGAAGATGGTGATGTGGCTCACTTCTTCGCCTTCTTGACCTGCCGCAGCACACCCCGGTTCAGCACCGAACCATCGCAGGTGCCGGGGATGCCCGCGTAGGAATGGGGCTGCGGGCCGTTGACCCCGTCGGTCTGCTGCCACGCCGCAACCTTGTAGCCGTGCAGCCGCCACAACGGCCCCGCCGGGTTGCGCGAGGTGTAGGCGGCGATCCACAGAAGCTCGCCGGCCGCCACGAGGTTCGACGACTCAAGGTAGGAGACGTACGTGTAGAGCCAGGGATGGAAGCCCTGGCGCCGGATCGTGTCGCGGCACGCTTCGTACCAGCCGCGCACCGTTGAGGGCGAGCCCGTCTCGAGGTCGATCACGAGGTAGTCGCCGGGGCGGTGGAAGTCGGTGTGGATCACCGACAGGAAGTGCTCGGCCTGTCCGACCGGGTCGCCGTGCTCGGGGCGGGCGAACATGTAGTGCAGGACGGGGACGTTGTGCCGGTGGGCATCATTGACCCAGGGGGCATGGAATGGGTTGGTGTAGCCCGTTGACTCGGTGGCCTTGATCCCGATGACGGGGTGGCCCGCCGATGCGTAGGGCATCGCGTTGAAACCCCGGTTGTTGGAGCTGACGTCTGCGAACTGGTTGTTCATGCGGATGGCTCCTCAGGCGCGATCTGCGGCTGTATGTGGCCTCCGCTCTCCTGGGCGGCCTCCTCGTTGGCGCGAGGCACCGGAAAGGCAGGAGGAGGCTCGGCAGGCGTCTCAGGGGGTGCTACGTCGAACTGGGTCGGCACGATGCTCGGCGCGGGCGGCGCCGTGAACTGGGCGGTTGGCACGATGCTCGGCGCGGGCGCGTAGACGACCGGCGGCGGCTGGGGCGGCTGTACAGGCTGGACGGTGACCGGCTCCGAGTGCGTGGCATGGATCGCATGGACGATCGGGAAGGTGGCGTTCACCGCCGTCATCGACAGCGTCAGCCACTTCGCCGCCGTCATGTTGTCCATGATCCCGTAGGCCACGAGCAGCGTCAGGACCTGCGAGATGAGCGCGACTCCGTATGCCTTCAGTGCGTCGGTGTTCATTACCCCTCCTAGTTCGTGGACTGCAGGCTTGCGAGGATCTGCTGGTAGCGCTGCTCCTCGGGGACGCAGGTGACCGCGGGAGCGGTCTGCTTGACGAGCATGCAGAGGACGGCCTGGTCTTCGGCGATCGCGCGCGCGAGCGCCTTCGTGTCGTGAACGAGCGCGTCCTGGGTGTGCTCGATCTCGGTCTGCTGGTGAGCGTTGATGAACGCCCCGGCCACGGCGACCGCCGTGAATAGCACGTAGGCGATCAGCACCAGCCGGAAGCGCGAGCGGAGCTCGTCACGGTCCATCGGCGATACCCGCCGCGCTGCGGAGCATCGGGTCGAAGCCGATCAGCGCGCCGCCGAGCGTCAGCACGGCCGGGTGGATCGGCGGGACGAACGACCAGATCACCATGAAGACCCCGAGGGCCAGGATCGTGTACGCGCGGATGCGCCGGTACTTCGCCAGGCGCCGGCGGTCATCGCGGCGCTCGTCCGCGTCAGCCCGATTCGCCATCTCCGTTCCCCTCCTCCTTGCCTGCGGGCAGTGCGATGATCCCGCTCTGCACGAGACGGCGGATGATCTCCTCGGCGCTGCGGTCCTCGCGGATGCTCGTCGGGCGTCCGGTCAGGGCCAAGAGCTTGGACGTCATCTTGTCCGCGACCGTTGCCGAGTTCGCCGCTGTGCGCGACGGGTCCATGTCGTCGCCCGCCTTCAGCCGCGTCTTGGCCTTCTCGAGCGCGAGGCGCTCCACCTCGACGGCGAGCATCGCCACGTCCCGGAACTCGTGGGCAAGCTGCGCCTCCAGTTGCGGGGCGTATTTCTCGCGGAGTTCCTGGTAGCGCTGGGGGTAGCGTTCCTTGGCCCAGGATGTGAGGGTCGGGGCCGCGATGTTCATCTTGCCCTGGGCCTTGAGGGAGCGCGAGGCGGCAAGTGCGTTGCCGCCCCAGGCGATCATCGCCATCAGGCCGGTGGTGATGTCCGCCTCGGTGCGATTGGGTGAGGGCACCTACTTCTTCCTTGCGATGCTCTTGGCCGAGACGCCGCGCGCCGCTGCCTGCCCCATCACGCGCGGGCCGTACTTCTTGCGACCGATCGCCGCCGCGAGCGCACGCGGGTCATCCACCCCCGGACGCTGGGCCAGCTTCGCCGCCAGCTTGTCGAATGCCGATGCCATCTGTCCTCCTAGAGGTTGCCGAGGAAACTGCGGAAGCTCTGGCCCGCCGGGGCGTTGCCATGAGAGACGTCACCCGTCTGGCCCTGCGCCTGGGCGAGGGTGCGGCCGGGAGTGGGAGATCCCCAGCCGAGCTCGAGGCCTGTGCCGCCCCGGTTGTAGGTGCCGATCACCTGGCCGGCTCTGACGTTCTGTCCGGGCCTGACCGTAGGGTTGATCGCTTCGGCCACGTAGTAGTAGCGGCCCGCGAGCGGCCCCGAGGTCAACTGGAACAGGACGTAGGGCTGGCCCTTGTACCAGTTGGGTGAGATGCCGATGACCTTGGAGTCTCCGATCGCCAGGATCGGGTGGCCGTCGGCCATGTAGGAGGCGTCGACTCCCATGTCGGTGCGGCCGATCTGCGCGCCGGGGATCGGGTTGACGTAGCCCGACTTGCCCTTCTGGATCACGGCGGGGTGGGCATTGAGCGATGTGCCGCCCGCCAGCTGCTGCAGGTCGCCCGTAGCCTGCGTGTAGGTCTTGGTCTGCGTGACAGTCGCGGGCATGTAGGCCAGGACCGACTTGCCGCCGAACCCGGAGCCGCTCTTGCCCCACAGGTTCTCGGTGCCTGACAGCGCTTTGGAGAGGGCGGCGAGTTGGGGGTTGGGAACGGTCTGACTGACCTGATAGGTCGAGGTGCCCTGAGCCTGAGGTGCCGCGCCGAGGTTCAGGCCACTGCTCGCCGCGCCCTGGAGTTCGGGAGCGAGCCTGCGCGCCTGGGACATGACGAGGTTGGCGTAGGAGATCTGCGGGTTGCCGGGGCCGCCGTTGTACGCGCCGAGGGCGCGGATCGGGTTGGAGCGGTAGCCGTACTGGAGCAGTAGTCGCGCGGCGCCGTCGATTGCTGACACCGGGTTGTTCGGGTTGACGCCGAGCGCGCGCGCGGTTCCGGGCATGAACTGCATCGGGCCGATCGCGCCGGCGCTGGAGACGGCGGTGTTGCGGCCGCCGTTGGTTTCAACGTCCATGACGCCTGCGAGCACGGCCGGGGGGATGTTGTATCGCGCGCCGACGGCTTTGAAGATCGGGGCGTATTGGGCGTTGAGGGGGCTTCCGGCCACGGCACCTCCGTGACAGATCGGTCGGGGTCTGCTATACCGTCGGCCGCCAACCTACTGAGGGGTAGCCATGAGCCGCTGTATCGCAGTCCTTGCCGCCATGCTCGCTCTGAGCGCCTGCGGCGGAAACTCGAAGCCGAATCGGCATTCGTTCGGACGTCAGATCGGGGGCGTCATCACCACCATCGACAACGACGTCGTGATGGTCCTGAAGCGATGAGGTGGGCGTGGCTGGCCGTTGCGGTCGTCGCGCTCCTCATGGCCTTCTGGGCCGTCGGCGAGCTACACCGCCGCTCCTGCATCCAAGAGCATCACGTCGGCTGCACGATCTGGCCCTGGAACAGCGGACATGTGAACGCAGCAGCAGGCTGGGGGAAACCCTAGGGACCCCAGCCCTTCGCGCTCGTGCCCCATCCAGCGGCGCTGTTCGTTCCCCATCCGCCAGCGCTCGCCGTGTTCCAACCGGCGGCCCCGGTGCCCCATCCGGCAGCGGGGCCGCTCTGGCCCTTCTTCGCCAACTGGTGCGCGGCGACGACCAGCGAGTTGTCAGGGACCGGGTAGAGGCCGAGGCCGCGGCCGAGTACCTGGCCGAGCGAGCCGACCTTCGACTGCGCTGCCTTCTGGGCTGCGTACGCCTGGGCCGAAGCGGTCTTGTACTTCTGCGGGCGCTCGTGGATGAACGGCACCGAGTCAGCCTGCTGCGCCGCAGGGCCGAAGTGCAGGTCGCGGAACAGGCGGTAGGGGTAGGAGAGGCTGGCGAGTTGGTTGACCCCGGACATGAAGTCGGCCGGGACGGGTGCGCCCTCGGGAGTGTGGCCGTAGATCATGTCGAGCGCGGTCTGCACCGCTGGGGTGAACGCGTTGGCGACGCCCTTCAATCCTTCGGTGGCGACGTCGGTCGCGAGGCCGCCGACGGGCGAGGAGCGCGCGAAGTCGATCGAGGTGAGGGTGCCGTCCTTGTGGTGGAAGAACAGCCGGGAGAACAGCCAGGGCATCTCTGCGCCGCCGAACATCTTCTTGACCTCGTCGTTGTGCAGCTTCGCGAGTTCGGCGGTGAGCGCGAGCGCGATCGGGTGGCCGATCGGCAGCACGTAGAGCAGGGTGCGGGTGGCGTGGCGCAGGAAGCTGTAGAACAGGACGGCGCGGTTATTGATCCACTTGCGCTCAAAGCTGGTGAAGCGCGTGTAGTCGCCCAGAAAGTTGACGAGGTTACGGCCGAGTTCCTCGGCCAGCGGCTGCGAGTGGAGGATCGCCGCCATCTCGTCCTTCGGGCCGACGTTGAGCGTGTGCGCCAGCCTCGAGGCCAGGTTCTGCATCAGCGGCATGTCGTGAACCATGTTGTTCATCGCCATCCGCTTGGCCTCGTGGTAGACCACCACGCGCCGGAAGAAGTTCGACTGGAGATCCTCGGCGTTGAAGAACGCCCGGTACGGGTTGACGGTGCGGACCACGCGCCCGAGCCGCGTGTCCCCGAGGGCGTGGAACGTCTCGCGCATCGAGTTCAGCGCGCCGGTCTGGTTCGCCGCGGCGCCGATGCGCGGCATCCAGTAGTGGCCTCGGCCGCCGGAGTGCGCCATCCACGCGCGCTTCTCCTCCTCGCTGAGCCCGTGCCACCAGAACGGCATCTTCGCCATGTCGGCCAGGATGCGCCCGCGCGTGCCGAACGCCGTCAGCACCGCGTGCGCGAGCGAGTTCATGATCAGGAAGGAGGGGGAGCCGCCGAGGATCGCCGCACCGGTCAGGCCCTGCCCCTTGCCGACGAGGCGGCCGAATCCGCTGCCCGGCTGCATGCTGGCGTGGATCTCGTTGTAGGCGTCCTTCGGGAGCACCTTCCAGCCGGTGGTCTTGGCGAACGGGGCGTCCTCGGGGATCTTGCCGTGGAGATCCGCAGTGCTGATCTGCGGGAACACCTCCTTGTCGGTCAGCGCCTGCTGGATCGTCTCGTTCTGGAGCATCTCCTGGTGCGGCTCGCCGCCGGCGCGCGACCCGCTGGCCTGCGCGGCAGCGCTTGCGCCCTCGACCTCGGCGTCCTCGCTGTGCTGCAACTGGCGCATCACGCGCGGGTTCCAAAGCTGGACGTCCTCCATGCGGATTCCCTGGTGGCGGAGGATGCGGGCGAGTTCGAAACCGGTGAGTTCGTCGGGTGCCTTGTCCTCGTGCAGCACGTCGCGGATCAGTGTCGGGGACGGGTCGGGCAGCGCGTGACGGCGGCCGATCTCGTCAATCATCGCCCACTGGTGCGCGGCCTTGATCTGCTTCGCCATCGAGTCGATCACGCGCTCCGGCGAACGGTCGATGTTCCCGGCTCGGAACAGGGTGAACTGCGACTCCTTCGGTGCGCCGATCGCGGCGGCGGCTCCGAGCGTGTGCTCCGCGAAGTGCTCGCGCGGGATCTCGGCGTGCTCGAGGTAGGACGGCTCGTGGAAGCCGTGTTTGGGCATCGCTTCGCGGACGCGGGCGATGTAGTCGCGGAGCATCTGCGGGCGGCGCTCGAGGTAGTAGGCGAGACGGGCGGCGTCTCCCCGCGGCTTCTTGCCTCCCGGGCCCTTGCCGACGGCGTACTTGGCCTCCTTCTGCCAGTCGGTGTTGACCTTGTGCTCGGTGGTGGCGTGCCGGAGCGCCTGCTCGAGTTCGACGCGGCGGTACCAGAGTTCGAGCGCGCGTTCCATCGTCGCCCTCGGGAGCGGCAGGCTCGAGGGGTCGGAGATCCGCTCGAGTTCCTGGCGGTGGGTGCGGGCGTTGGTGTGCTCGACCCGGGCGTCGCGGAGTCGGCGCTCGGCGTAGTAGACGCGCTTCTGGTGCAGTTCGATGCGGTGGAGTTGCGCCGGGGTGAGCGGGCGCTCCTCGGGGCGCTCGCCGCTCTTGGGGTGGGTCAGCGAGGAGCGCGCCTCGCGGGCCTTGTTGAGTTGCGCCTGGGCCTGTCGGACGTCGCGCTCGGCGGCGACGAGCCGCTCGTACTGGTTGCGCTGCATCGGGCGCTCGGCGCCGGGAGCGACCGGCTTGCGACCGCTGACGTCTCTGCGGACGGCAGCGAGGTGATCCTCGGCGGCGGCAAGGCGCCGCTTGGCGACGTAGATGCGTGCGGCCTCGTGCGGGGCGAGCGGCTCGCGAGTGATGTCCCTCAGCCCACGATGGCTGCTGCGCTGTGCGCGGATGTTCTCAATCACGCGCGTGTGGTTCTCCCGGGCCTTGGCGAGCGCGCGCTCAGCATCCCGGACGGCAAACGAGTCCGACACCTTGGTGCGACCGGCCTCGCGGGCAGCGACGACGTTCTGTTGGCCCCGGGTGCGCTCGACCTCGACCTGATGGCGGCGCCGAGCGGTGGCGAGGTTCGCCTCGGCTTCGCGGACGGCTTGGTCGGCGGCGCGCGTCGAGGCTGTGCGCTCGGCCACATGCTCGCCCGTGATCGCGGCGCGCTGCTGGCCCCTGGTCCGTTCCGCCTCGACGTTGAGGCGTCCCTGCGCGGAGGTGAGTTGGCTCTCGCGCTCACGCACAGCGGAGGCGGCGGCACGCTCGGCCTTCTGGGCGGCAACGACCTCGGGGTCCTTCGGCAGACCCTTCCCGGCTTTGGTGCGAGCGGTGTGGGCAGCCTCCTCGATCTTCGCGCGAACTAGCTTGTTCTGAATGCGCTTGATGTTGCCCGCCGACTCGGCGGCGCTGTAGCGGGAGTCGCGGACGGCATGCTTGTCGAGCACGCGGCCCTCGGCCATCACTCTCCGGAACCACTCCTCGGGATGCTCGAAGCCGAGGACATGGCCGATTGGCCGCAACCGTCGCGCCTCCGCCGTCTCCTTGCCCAGGTAGCCGAGGGGGAGTCCCTCCTCGAGCGCCGCCGAGCGCGCGCCGTTGCGCTCGACGAACCGCTGGAGCCGGGGCGTCACCCACTTGTCGGCGTTGGCCCTCAGCGTCTGGAGGATGTGAAGCTCGTCCGCGACCCCCTGCTCATGGGGTGGGATGGTGGTGCCCAGCTTTGCTGCTTCGGTCAGGGAGGGCTCGACACCCTGGCGCTCCGCCTCGATCTGCTGGATGCGCCTGTCGACCCAGGCCTTGGCTGCGGCAACTCCCCGGCCGAGCGGGATGTAGCCCTCGACGGCGAACGCGGCGGCGGTCCTCTCCCACGGCGTGAGGTTGCGCATGCCCTTGGCGGCACCCTTGTCGATGAAGACGTGGCGCTCGGCGCGCGTGATGTGGAGGTGCCTCGCCTGGATGCCGGAGATCCCCATCCGCATCGAGCGGCCGTGGAAGCGGAAGAACGGTGCGACCTCGCCCTCGCGCAGCGGCAGTCCCGGCTGGCCCCGAGGCCGGATGATCTTGCCCTGCGCGTCGACCTTCTCCGCCCACCGCTTCGTGCGGGCGGCATCCTCCATCCGCTGGAACGTGCGCCGTCCGATGCCGGGTGCGAGCTTCTGGGCCCGGATGTCCTCGCCGCCGAGGCGGAGTTCGGGCCGAGCGGCAGCGAAGCGGCTCTCGGGAGCGAGCCGGTCGATGCTCTTCGCGGCAAGACGTCCGACCGTCGCGTCCGCGCCGCCGAGCAACCCGAGCGCGTCGAGCGCCTCAGAAGCGAAACCCTCCTTCTTGATCCGGTCGATCGCCTGCTGGTCGTGACCGGTGAGCATCGGGCCGTACCGGGCGCTGTAGTCCGCGATGAACGCCTTCGCGACCTTGTAGAGGGGAGAGAGGGGGTCGCCGTGTTCGACGATGCTGCGGGCCTCGTCGATCGTCAGGCCGCCGATGGCCGGGAGAGCGCCGAGGGCAAGCTCGCCGCCGGTCTTGACCGTGTTCCCCAGCGTGCCGCCTGGATCTTGAGCGATCGCCTGGCCGATGTCGCTGACAACCTTCGAGCCGAGGTAGCCGATCGGCCCGAGCGTTGCCGTGGCAAGTCCCTGCACGGCCGACGCGCCGACATGCGAGATCGCGCCGAGCGGATCTTGGAGCGGGCTGGGGATCGCACCGAGGCCGAACAGGCCGCCGCTGTCGCTGCCCTTCTTCGCCTGCTCCTCGGCGTGGATCTGCCCCAGCACCTGGAGGGTTGGGTCACGCAGCGGGCTGTAGCTCGCCTTCGGCGCGGGCGCATGACGGCCGCCGATGGAGGAGAGGATGTTCTGCTCGGCCTGGTTGACCGCTCCGCCGAGATGCTCTCCGAGGCTCAGCGGACGCTGGGTCGTCGAGGCGAAGGCGTTCTGGTAGGGCTTCTCGATGCTGCCGAGCGCGAGGTTCAGCCGGTTCCCGAGCGTGACCTTCGCGATCCGCGCCTGCGCCCCAGCCATGATCGCCCGCTTCTGCGCCGGCGACTGCGCGTTGTAGACGTCGCGGACGGCTTTGGCGTAGGCGGCGGAGTGCTTGTAGCGTGACGCGCCGATGTTGCCGTAGCCCGATGCGCGCCCGTGGATGCTCGAGGCGATGTCCCCGGGCGAGGGGCTGATCGCATGGTGTGGGGTGGTGGCCGAGGTGACAGCGTGCGCGACGGCGTGGGGGGCCGCGACGGCGAAGTGCCCGAGGACGGCTGAGAGGCCGGTCGGCTTGGGAGGCGGTGGGGGAGTGGGGCGCTGCTGGTAGCCGCGCCCGGATGCAGCGGCAGCGGGCATCTATGCGCTGGAGGGAAGGACGCTGGCGAGCCAGCCGACACCGTGGCCCGGAGGCGGCGGCGCGTTCCCGCGCTTGTAGCGGTTGCCGACGATCAGGCCCATCTTGTTCAGGCCGGCGATCTGGCTCGGCGTGAGATAGCCCCATCCCTGGAGTGCCATTGCAGCCTGAATGATCGGTCCCGCGAAGTGCATCTTCGTCGGGTTGTTGCCCGACGACAGGCCGTTGATGATCTGGGCGTTGGTCAGCTTTGCGCCCTGCCCCTGCTTGATCAGCGCTCTGACCTGGTCGATCTGGTTGAAGTACGCCTGCTGGCGGTCGGGAGTCAGCGCGCGCTGGCCGGTGACGGTGTAGACCGGCGGCTTGCCTTGCGCCTTCGCTGCCCGGTTGGCCGCTGCGATGGCCTCGCGAGAGGCGCGGTCGAGCCTGCCCTGCTTGGCCTGAGCGGCGATCTGGTCGGCGGTTCGCTGACCGGCTGCCGTGATCGTCGCAGCATTGCGCTGGTTCGCGCCCCTGATCGTCGCAGCATTGCGCTGGTTCGCTGCCTGGATGTCCTGGAGCCTGACGTTCAGGCCTGCGGCCGACAGTTGATTGTTGATCTCCTGCTGGCGCAGCTTCCCCTCGTTGGACGCGAGCAGCGCGCCGCGGGACGCGATCAGGTCGGCCTGCTTCTGGGACAGCGGCTGGTTCTTCAACTGGCCGGCCTGCGCGATGTTGCGCAGCGCCTCCTGGCCGTGAAGCGCGTAGGTGCCGAGGTTCGACGCCGCGAGCCCCTGGTAGTTCGCGCCCTGGTTGGCGCCGAACATACGGAACGCGCCCTGGTTCTGGGCGGCGAGGCCCTGCTGGCGCGCAAGCTCGGAGGCTAGCGATCCCGCGCCGGCGGTTCGCAGCGAGTTCGACTGGTCGGACTGGGGGGTGTAGCGGGCGAGCATGTTCTGCGCGTTCTGGCCCGCTGCGCCGATCTGCTGCTGGGTCTGGTTGGCGATGTCAGCAAGGTTCTGGTTCAGGCCCGCGCTGATGTTGCCCTGGTCGGCGACGTTCTGCTTGGCGTAGTCCCCGAGCGTGTTGAAGGCGTTCGAGGTCGCAGTTTGGGCTCCGGCGGTCTGCTTGTTGTTGGCGGCAATCTGGGCAGCAAGGTCCGCGAGCGGGCCCTTCAGCTGGGCGTCGGTGAGGGCCTTGGCGGCAGCCAGGAGAGCGGGACCGGACAGGGTGGCCCCAGGGTTCAGGAGTGGGTTCACAGCAGCCATGAGAGCCTCCTAGAGCCTGTTCGGTGCTCGCTGGCGGGACTGGAGTGCGCGGCCGACGGCGCGCGTCTGTGCGGGCGTCAGGCGAGAGCGCGCGGCGCGCTGCTGCGCGACGATCCGGGCGAGTTGCCGCCCGCTCGGGATCAGCGCCGTGTTCACCGTCGGCGTCGTCGGCACCGTTGGAGTCTGCGAGACGGGAGCCGTCTGGCCGATGGCGGGGTTGTTCGCCGCCGCCTGCGAGGCGCGCTCTGCGGAGGCCAGCGCCTGCGCGAGGTTGTAGACGCCGACCCCTTGCTGGAGGCTGGCGATGTTCGCGTTGTTGCGATCGAGCGTGTTGTTGTAATCGTTCGTGGCCGCGATGTTGCGGTTCCCGTACTGAGTGCCGAGGTCCGCTGCGCTCTGGTCGTAGCCGCTTGAGTACAGGCCGCCGCGGGCGTTCGCCGCTGCTTCGAGGCGCAGCAGGTCGCGGGGCTGCTGGTAGTTGAGTTGCCCGAGTGCCGCCTGGTATGCGGTTCCGGCCTGGGTGTTGGCGAGGTTCAGCGCGTCGATCTGGCGGTTGGTGTCGAACGTGTGCATCGCCACGTTCCCGTAGTACGTAGCATCGAGAGGACTCGTGCCTGCCGCGCCGGAAGCCTGGGTCGCGCCTGAGGTCGACGCGGTTCCCGGTGCGCCCTGGGTCGCCGACCCGGTCGCCGTGAACGTGGGTGAAGTCCGCGCTCCCCCGGCGGGGCCACGCCGGGTCTGGATGCCGGTCTGCTGCACGCGCAGCGTGCCCGTCGGCCGCGCCGACCGCGCGGGCACGGGCAGCGCACTCGGAGGCCGCAGGGTCGTCGTGGTGCGTACCGGTGCCCGGATCGGCGTCGTGCGCGCAGCAAGGAGTGGGGTGAACGCCATATCAGCCTCCTACAGAATTCCGGTCCACACGCCTGCGCGACGCTGGTAGATGCTCGTCCCCGTCCCGCCGTCCTTGCGCAGGTAGAAGTCGCCGTCGACTCCCTGCGCGTTCGCGGGCGCACCCGTGCCGCCCCAGATGTTGAGCGCGGCGTTGCCGCTGAAGCTCTGGGCGGTGCCCCAGCGGGACTCCAACTGCTCGAAGTTGGCCTGAGCGTCCTCGAGGCCGGTGATGTGCCGGAAACGGAATCGCAGGGGTGCTCCTTAGAGGTAGTAGAACACGCTATCCAGCGACACAACGTCGTTTGAGTACACCGTGGTCTGCGCGCCCAGCACACCAGTCAGGTAGTTCAGGCGAGCTGGAAACCCAATACCGCCGTTCGTCCCACCAAACGTCGTCACCATAAACTCCCGGTAGACCGCCGGCCGGAACGGTGACGAGATCGTCGCAAGCGTAGCGCCGGCACCACTTCCACCGGTCATGCCGCCGCGCAGCTCGACACGATCCGCGATCATTCGCGCCGCGGGGGTAGAACAGTTAGGAGCTGCTGAGAACCCGGAGCCGAGCGTCAGCGCCACCCAGCCCGTGTCGACGCCGTTCCCCGTGTAGTACCAGTTGACGCCGTCGGAGATGAACCGCAGCCACGCACCTGGGGTGCCGAGGTTGATCGAGGTCACGCCCAGCGGCGCACCGTACCCCGCGAGCACGTCCAGGCTCTTGCGGGCCACGACGGCCGGGGCGGAGCCGGTCACGTTGTAGCCCGCGACGACGGTGAAAGATGAGTTCAGGGCGACGGTGGGGGCGGTGACCGTCACGCCGGTCTGGGCGAGCACGAGGTCGCCGTTCACGGCCTGGTAGTTGACGCTCTTGGCGATGAAGTTCTCGCGCCCGAATCCGGGTATGAGGTTGGTCGAGTCGAGGTTGCCGTTCAGCAGCGTCTGGATCAGCCCGAACGCCGAGCCGATCTTCGGGTCCTCAGTCGAGTTCGGCTGGTTGATGATGGGGGTGTATGGGGAGAGGTCGAGGAGGCCCATCAGGTGGGGATCATGTCCTTCCGGTCGGCCAGGATGAGCGCGTAGAGCTCGATGGCGTCGGCCGAGATCGAGGTGGAGGAGAACACCGTCGAGAAGGCGTAGGCGACTCCGAAGCTGAACAGGCGCGCGTCGGCGGTGCCGGGGAAGTCACCGAAGACGCCCGGGCCGCCGTACGTACCCCCGCCGCCGAACGTCGTGGCTCCCCCGAGCGTGAGGTACTGGAAGATGTCCTTGCCCTTGAGCGTCTCCGCTCCGGCGAAGTCGGTGGCATAGGAGATATCGACCTGGCCGTAGCCCTTGAGCCGCACCTGCCGCAACCGCTTGCGGAAGAAGGGGGTCGGGTAGAGGCGGCGGCGGTAGAAGCTCGGGGACTGCCACGGTCCCGCCCAGCGCCATGTGAACGCGGTGCCGTTGTCGACGGTGATGCCGGGATCGAACGCCTTGTCGACGATCGCGCTGGTGGACTTGGCGGAGTAGAGGCCGGTGGTGCCGCCGGGATGCCAGATCGCGAACTGGTTGGAGCCGAAGCCGTGTTTCCACCAGGAGCCGAGGGTGGCGTCGTAGTCGAGCGTCGTGTCGTTGCTGGAGCCGGTGATCGGGACGCTGAGGTAGTAGTGGCCGTCGTAGACCTTGCCGACTGCCTTGGTGCGGTCGAGGATGCTCGCGACGGTCGGGCCGATCCGGTCGGCGATCGGCTTGACCGTCGTGCCGTCGGTGACGTAGATGTTGCGGTCCTCGGCGAGGAAGAACGCGCCCTCGGGGCCGGTTGCGAGCGAGCGGTGCGCGGCGATCCCGATGGTGGCATGGAGTTGCCGAATCGTCGGCGCCAAGGTGTCGGCGATCACCCACAGCTTGCGCGGCTTGGCAACGAGGATGTAGGGGCCGACCTGCCCGATCGCGCTGATCTTCTGACCGTCGTTGGGGTCGAAGTCGGCGAACCCCGCGCCCGTGAGGCTGGCGGGGTCCCAGTTCGTCGGGTCGGCGAAGGTGCTCCAGCGCACGCGCGAGGGCTCGCTCGCCATCCCGGCGGCGAACATCTGGTTGTTGGCGTACAGGCACATCGTCCCGTTCGGCACCGAGACAGCGCCCGAGGCGTTGGTCCAGTTGCCGGTGCTTCCCGAGCCCGACCACTGCTGCGGGGTGTCGGTGCCGTTCATGCCGAACAGCGGTCCCTGCGCCGAGACGACAGGGGCGGAGGCGAACGACCAGCGCAGGCCCGCTGTCAGCCCCGTCTTGATGCTCGTCACCGTACCGCCCGTGCTCACGCTGTAGAGGGCGGTGCCGCCGGCACCAACGAGGAACAGGCTGGTGGTCGACTCGAGTGCGAACAGCGACGTGAACGTCGCGGCCGGACTGGCGAACGTGGTGAGGCCGTTGCGCTTGACGATCGCCCCCGCCGTTGTGCCCTGCACGTTGACGACATCGCGTGCGAAGCTGTCCTGTAGAAGAAACGGAGCGTCCTTGGAGTCGAACCCTCCGCGAAAGTCCATGTATGAGGCTGGAAGCGACACGTCATGCCCACCCGCGTGTCCAGCCGTTGGGGCTTGAGATCTCGTCCTCGTCCCACATCCCCTCGACGACGTGGGGGGCGTCGGTCGACGGGAACTTCACGGCGGCGGAGAACTCCTTGAGCATCATCTCGTACTCGTTGCCCCAGTACTGGGCCATCTGCGGGTCGTCGTCGGCGGCGAAGCAGCGTTTCAGAGCCCAGTAGATGCAGAGCTCGTGGTAGTCGGCGGGGAGCGTCGGGACGTCGGAGTCGGCAGCGATGTCGGAGGGCATCGTCCAGTAGCGCAGGAAGACGTTGTAGAGCGCGTCGGGCGACGGGAATAGGAGGATGTTCGCGGTGCTCAGCGCGTAGTAGACCGGTCGTGCCTGCTGGGCGGTGGCGCGGTCGATCTTGCGGATGTCGACCGCGACGAGTTCGGTCGAGAAGTCGGGGAGGCGCACGCTGCGGAGCACCGCGAAGTTCTGAGGCAGGGGCAGGTACGGATTGAGCGAGCCGGTCTGGTATTCGGCCACCCGCTCGTTGGTGTAGTAGGGGGCGCGGCGCGCGGCGCCTTGGTAGCCGTCGTTGAGGTAGCCGTTGATCCGGGCGCCGTAGACGTTGGTGTCGAAGCCGTGGGCGAGCACCTCGGCGCGCATCTGTCCCAGGTTCATAGTCTGGCCCTCCTTGCTGCTCTCAGGGCACGGTTGACCTCGCGGCGTCCGACGATGCTCTGCCGGTATGCGGGCCCATGCTGCGAGATCAGCCGCACGGGGCGCCCGCAGTCCTGGCAGGCGAGGAGGTTCCAGCCGGGGAAGCACGAGGGCTCGACGGCCATCGTCCCCCCGCACTGGTTGCATCTCATCGGATGAACGCCCGGTTCTTGACCCCCAGGTCCTTGCGGAGCGCGTGGCGCAGCTGCTCGCCCATCTCCCCGAGCCGCTCGCTCCGGCGGTCGGCCTTGGCCTTCTCGTTGGCGGCGTTCGCGCGCTCCAGTTCCTTGGCGAAGTCGTAGCCCGAGGTGCCGTGGCTGTCGATCAGCATCACCCGGTCGACGATCCGCTGGTCGAGCCCGGACCACGCCCCGGTGGGGCCCTGCTCGGCGTTGACCGCGAGGATGAGCTCGTCGTGGCGCGGGCCGCCGTCGGAGAGGTCCTGGTAGATCACCCATGCGTGCCCGCGCTTGTTGAAGCGCACGCGGAGCGTCGGGTCATGGGCCTGCAGAGCGGCCACCACGCCGCCGACGTCGGCGTCGATCAGGACCCAGTCGCCGTCCTCGCAGTGCAGCAACTGGTCGATATGGGCAGGCTCGACGTCCGTCATAGGGTGGGCGAGCCCTTCCCCTGCGCCGTGATGCGGACGACGACGGTGCTCAGGTTCGTCGCGGCCGTCACCTCGGAGCCCGAGAGGAACGCCTTGAGCTTCTGGTTGGTGTAGTCGTAGCCGAAGTCGTGCCCTGACGGTGAGGTCGCCGTCACGTAGTCGGGCACCCCGTCGATCCCGAGCGTGACGAAGGTCAGCGCGTAGCCGCCGGTCGGATAGGAGCTGTCGAGCAGTCCGTCGACAACGACCTGGCGGCGGTTGCCAACAACGTGGTTGCGGGTGGGCATGTTCTGCTGCCCGAGCGTGATCGCCATCGGCGTCCTTTCGTAGATAGGGGGCGCTCCGCCCCGAGGGGTAAGTGGAGCGGAGCGCCCGTTGCGCAGTTCGAGAGACTGCGCAACCTGTGGCCGGGATCAGACCCGGACGATCGGGATATCGTCGTTGATCGCCGTCAGCTTGCCGTTCTGCAGCGGAGCAACGCAGATGAGCGTGGCATCCCACACCATCCAGGCCTGCCAGGTGCGGACCTTGGTGCCGGCGGTCGAGCCGTCCTTGAGGTTCCACATCGTGCCCTTGCCGTCCGGGCTGTCAAGCCAGTCCATCTTCCCGAGTTCGGCCCATGCGAAGGAATCCTTGCGCAGGGCGAACGCGACGCCGGCGGGGGCGTCCACGTCGGCGATGACGGGGACGGGGTTGTTGCCCGCCGCCACGTTGATGGCGGAGTACCCGCCGTCGATCTTGGTCGACTGGGCGTCGTTGTAGCGCTTCTGGGACTGGTAGGTGTTGGCGAGCCTCCGCTGCACGCCGAGGGTGGTGATGAACAGATCCGGGCGCTTGCTGGAGCGCTGGCGGATCTTCTGGGCCAACTGCATGAACGTGTCCTCAGCTGGGTTGGTGTTCGAGGCCGAGAGGACGTTCGAGTCCCAGATCGGGTAGGTGGAGGAGTTGATGTTGTGGAGCGTGCGGCCGGTGGAGCAGATGTTCTGCAGGCCGTCCGTCTCGCCGTTGCGGCTGCCGGAGATGTAGACGCCGTACGTGGTGCCGACCGCGCCGGCGGTGCCGGGGCTGATCGTCAGGGTCGCCGCCGTCTGCGTGCTCGAGGCTGCCGTGCCGGTGTAGGTCACGGCGGTCACCGTCGTGGCGAGCACCCCGTTCGTGGTCGCGCCCGAGGACTTCACGACGATGTCCACGGTGTCGTTGACGCCGATGTACTGGCCGGTGTCGATCGTGATCGACGTGCCGGAGGGCGTGCCCGTGATGGTCGCGAGCAGGCCGTCCCCGGTGCCGTAGATCTGGCGCACCATGTCCTTCTTGGTGTCGTCCATCGCGCCCGTGGTCTCCATGTCGAGCGCGCGGAGGAACGATCCCTCGTCGTTGGCGGTCTGCTTGATGACGAGGTCCGTCAGTTCGATCCCCATGTTGAAGGACTTCAGGGTGACGGTGCCGTCCAGCGTGCCCTGCGTCCCGGCGGTCGCCAGCGTGCCACCGTCGGTGACGGCGCCGCGGCCACGGTTGCGGGCCGAGTGAACGGCGAAGATCAACTGGCGGCCGTTGAAGGCCCCGAGGTTGTTCGCGTTCGTCTGCTGGATCTGGTCCAGGATGTACGTCTCTTGGTTGAGAAGCTCGACCAAGCCTCCGCGATAGACCGTTTTCAGGATCGCGTCGGCGGTCGCCAATGTCTGGGTCGCCACGGCGGGCTACTCCTTTGCGTGGTGTTTGTGAGAGGCCCGCCGACAGCGGACCTACTGCTGGTTGGCCGCGCGGATCATCGCCAGGGCCGCCTCGTGGCGGTTCTCCCATTTGACGTCAACGGGCGCGACGTTCGGCGCTCCGCCCGAGAGAGCGGGCGCCGGTTGTGCGGCCTTCTGCGCAAGCAGTTCATCCTCGATCTGCTTGCGGCGGTCCTGCGTGTCCTGGAAGGCGCGCTGCACAGCGTTGTACGGGTCGTCGTAGTAGCGGGGGATGTAGTGCTCCACCCACTCGCGGTCGAACCGGTCGCCGTGCTGTTCCTCGAGAGCCCTGAGTTGGTCCTCGACGTGCTGCTGTGCTGCTCTGACGGCGGCTTCGTCTTCCTGCTGCTGACGCCAGTCGTTCATGGCCTGCATCTGCCCCTGGATCGGTTCGAGCGCCCGTTTCAGGGAATCCTCGAAGCCAGTTTCCTGGTAGGAGTAGTCGTCGGTGGCCGTGAACTGGTCCGGCTGCTCGTCGATCAGCCCGTTGGCCGGGGCGTAGACGTTGAAGTACCACTCCTTGATCCGCTCAGGCTCTGAGAGAGCGTCGGCGAATTGGACGAGGTTCGTCACCTGATCGGGCTGATACCGGCGGATGCCGGTGTCCTCGTAGCCGTCCCAGCCGCGCATGGTTTCGGCGTTCTGCTGAAACCGCTGCGTCGTCTTCCCGTCGAGCTCGCGGATGACCTCCTCCGCCAGCCCCTGATACTCCTCGGGGAAGCGGTTGACGTACTCCGCGTATGGTGCGTCTCCGCCCTGGCCCTGATCGGGCTGTGCGGCGTCGCTATCGGACATGCCGATGCTCCTTGTGTCGTGACGCTGTGCCTGGCCCCCTGGCCCCGAAGGGCTGTAGGCCGTGCGGTCCTGGCGTCTACTTGCGTTTGCCCATCAGCACCCGCGCGCGCTGGGCGCGGACGCTGAGGATCCCGGGCTTCTCGCCCTCGGTGGACTCCTCCTTGCTCTCGGAGGACTCCTCCGCGTTCTCGGCCGTCTCGTCCTTCTTCTGAGCGGCCTCGAGCCGACTGATCACCGACTTCAGATCGGTGATGACCTTGTCGACGTCTAGGTCTTCTGGATCGGCCACTAGCGACCTCCGACGTAGCTGGTCGCAACCGCATCCTCGTACGGGAGCACCTCGTACTCGTCGGTGCCCGCATAGTCGCGGAGCTTGACGAGGATCTTGGTGGGGTAGCCCGTGCTGTCGGTTTCGACCGACTGGATGAAGGTGCCGTACTTGCCCTGGTTGTGACCGGTCTTGATCTCCACCCAGCCGCCGGTCAGGGCGTCGTCGCCGGAGCGGCGGTTCTTGTTGTCGACCACGACAGGCTCGACCTTGGGAGCCTCTGGGGGCGCGTCTGCGGGCGCCGGAGCGTCCTCGGCGGGTGCTGCCTCCTCCGGGGCCTGCTCGGGCGCAGGAGCCTCCTCAGGCGTTGCCTCGGCGGTGGCCTTCTTGGACTTGGTGGTCACTGGGCTCTCCTCATTTGCATTTCGTGCATCTGCTGTTGGTGGGACATCCGCTGCTGGTGCTGCTCCTCGGCGTGGCGTTGCTGTTGCTCGGCCTGCGCCTGCTGGAATCCCTGCTGCTGCTGGGCGCCGGCGAGCGCCTGCTGCGCCTGTGCCTGCGCCTGATCCTGCTGCGCCGCCGCGCCCTGTAGCTGCTGTGCCGCCCCGGCCTGCTGTTGCGGTCCCTGGCCGGCCATCTCCATCTGCTGCTGAAGCTGCGCCTGCTGGTTCTGCGCCTCACGATCCCGGTGAGCCTGGACGTGCTGCTCGAACACGGCCTGGATCTGCGGGGGAAGGGTGGCGTAGTGCGGCTGACGCTGGAAATCCTCATGGTTCGCGATGTGCTCCCCGTCGTCGTCGTAGGGGTTGATCGGCAGTTGCCGACCTTGGGCGAGGAGCACGTTCTCGCGGTTGCACTGGTTCTCGGTGATCGTGTACTCCTCGACGAGCCGCTCGGCCCCGCCGATCTGGGAGTCCTGCAGGAACTGCGCCAGCTGGCGCCCGTGCGGCGGGTTGCCCGACTGGACGAAGAAGGTGAGCAGATCCTGGATCTGCGCCTGCTTCGCCGCCTTGGACTGGGGGAACGCGCTCCCCGCCTGCACCTCGACGTGGGTGTTGTCGTGGAGCATCGAGCCCCGGAAGTCGAAGATCTGCCAGGCCGCGTTGTCCCCGGCGATCTGGATCGTGCGCGTGTCGGTGTAGTAGCTCGCGACGTTGTCGAGGATCTTCTGGCCGAGCTTGCCGAGGTTGCGCTCGTAGTCGGCGACGGCGGGCCCGAGGCGCGTGTCGTCGGCCTCCATCAGCAGGTTGATCGCGCTCGCGGCGGTGACGCCAGCGGGGACCTGCGCGCTCGACACCTCGTGCTGGCCCGAGATCTCCTGGATGGATTCCTCGATGCGCTGGATGTCGTCGGTGACGTAGGCAGGGAGGGGCGGAGGGGACAGGAACTGGGGGATCGCGGCCTGGGAGCCCGTCTCGTCGAAGAAGTGGACGCCTCCGGGCATCGTCATCGCGGCCTTGAACGCGGCCTGATCCTGGACGGCCTGCTTGGAGGCGACGAGCGTGGGGTTGCCGACGCGGTTGCGGTTCTCCGCGATCTGCGACTTGACCTTGTTGAGCTCGGTCTGGGGGCCTCTCAGCATCTCGACGATGCTCATCGGCCACAGCCGCCCGGGGACGGGGATCCCTGACAGCATCACGTACGGCATCGGGTCGAACGGCTGCTCGTCGACGTAGAGGATCTGGTCCTTGATCCAGACGGTGTGGCAGCCCTGCGGGTGATCGGCGCACGCCTTGCACCAGTACTCCTTGACGCGGACGCCCTTGTAGGTGCCGCCCTGGCCGGTGCCCATCATCGCCTTGACGAGGCCGGGGTTCGCAGGCGCGTCGGGCTCGACCGTGATCCCGTAGCGCGACTGGATGTAGGAGGCCGACTTGATCGTCTCCTCGATCAGCCACTCCGCCTCCTCGAAGGTGTCGCAGAGCGGGTCGACGAACATCTGGAACGGTGAGCGCGCCTCGACGCAGACGTCACCCTGCGCGATCGTCTTCGGCCGGATCTGGTCCTGCACGCCGGGAAGGACCGGCATTCCCTGCATCATCTCGGGGCGCATCAGCGACCCGTCCTGGGTGCGGAGGATGTTGCCCTGCGGGCCGGTCAGCACCTGCACCTGCTTGCCCTTCCCGGAGTCCCAGTAGCACTTCAGGAACCCCGCTCCGCAGATCCGCGACCACTCGAGCGCCTTCATCGCGACCGGCGCCATGTTGAGGTGACTCCACATATAGCGCATGACCTGCTCGCCGAGGCGGGCGGAGTTGGTGTCCTGCTCGTCGGCCGTGCGCGGCGTGACCACGAACACGGGCCGGTTCTTGGTCATCTTCGCGATCTCGGTGCGGACGCAGCCGGTGATCCGGTTGTCGACGATCGTGATCCGCGCCTTCGGCATCGCCGGCTGGTAGAGCCGGTTCTGGTTCCAGGCCAGCCACTGCTTGCCCTCGTAGTAGGCGAGGTTCATCGCCCACACGCCCTCGAGGTAGGAGCGCGCGGCCTTGGCCTGCCGGTAGAGCTCCTCGAGGTCCTTGGGAGTCCGGTCCTTCACTCCTCGGTCCTCGTCTCGTAGATCATCCCGACCTCGTCGATGTTGTCCTCCTCGAAGACAGGCGGCGTCCAGTCGGGGGCCGGTTCGATGGGGACGATCTCGGGATGCTGGATGCGGGTGATGAGCTCGCGACGCTCGCGCGCCCACGCCTGGTGCTGGTGGTGGTGATCGCGAAGGAGGAGGTAGACCACCACCACCAGGGCAACAGCTTCGACGACGGCGACAATCGTCATCTACGTGTGGACCTGGCGGTAGATGGCGTGCGTGCCCTTGTTGATCGTGAGGTTGGTAGCGGTCGCCGTGTTCTGCGCGTACTGCAGGTTCACAGCGCCCGACGTGCCGCCACCGAAGATCAGGGAACGCAGAAACACGCCCATCTGCCCGGCGAACGTGCCGAATCCGATGAGGGTGGACGCACCGCCCAGGCCCGTTGGCGTCGAGCCCGTGCCGGCGGCACCCCAGCCCAGTGTGGTGCCGGAGCCGATCACACCACCATGCAATGCGGTCGCGGCGGCGGGGACCGTAAGGTTCGTTTTCAAGTCCGCAGTGGTGTCCGCGCCTGTCACGACGAGATACCAGTCCACAACCCAGATCTCGGTGTTGCTCGACCCGATGTTGAACGACAGGCCCGTGATGTTCGCCAGGGTCGTGTTGTTGTTGATCGGGGCCAGGTCAGCGGTCAACACGAGGGACGTGGCATAGAACGAGGCCGCGACGCCGTTCAGCTTCGCAACACCAGGGTTCGGATAGGTGCCCGACAGGTCGCCGCCGGCGGCCCCTGTGGGGGAACCGCCGCCACCGCCGGATGCGACCGTGACGCTTTCGCGCCCGTCGGCGTCAACGACATGCCCGCCCGAGATTTGCTCGCCCGCCAGGAGTGCCATCAGACCTTCACGATCAGATCGCGGCCATCGGCGTCAACGACGCGACCGCCTGATTTCTGCTCGCCCGCGTACGGGGTGTCACGGGTGACCATCACAACAACCCGTCGGCCGTCGGGGTCGACGACCTTCCCGCCCGAGAGGAACTCGGTTGCGCTGAGAGCCATTCTGCCTCCTTAGGCGTTGATCTGTCCGGTGAGGGCCGGGACGCTCGCGACCGTGACGGCCGACGCGTTCAGCTTCACGTTCCCGTTCGCGAACAACCTCTGCCACGCGTTGTTGCCGATCGAGGTGCGCGCCCCGAGCGGAGCGCCGAGCCGCAGCGCCGCGTCGTACTCGCCGCCCGTGCCGGAGCCGGGGGAGCCGTACCACGTCTCGTTCGCGTTGGCGGAGTTGTTGTTCGTCGACTTCTCGCACATCCCGTTGGCGCACAGCAGCATCGCCGCGAGCCCGTAGGTCTGGCCGGCCTCGGTGGTGGAGAGCGTCACGCACTGGACGTGCTTGCCGTTCGTCTCCGCCCAATCGAGGTTCAGAAGCTGGCGGGGAACGTAGGAGACGGACCCGGACTGGCCTGCGCTCGTGATCGCAAGGCTCTCCTCCATCATCAGGTCCATGTGCGCGCCGCACGCGGTCCAGAACGGCATCGGCTGACCGGCCGTGCCGGGGTACGCCCAGGTTCCGCCGACGTTGCCTCCGAGCAGGAATCCGGCATTGTGGATGTTGGTGTAGGCCGTGGCGAGCATGTTGGTGATCGCCGTCTGGTAGCTCACGTCGGTCGGGTACTGGGGGCACTTCGGGTCGGTCGCGGCGGTCCCGATCGCCCAGTAGATGTTGGCTGTGAGGTCGTCGAGCCAGACGCCGTCGAACCCCGAGAGGGTGGCCCGGTTGATCATGTTCGCGCAGCCCTGGGAGATCAGGCTCGCGTTCTGGCAGTCCATCACCCAGGATCCGGGATAGGCCTTGTCGGGGATTCGGGCGCCGTTGGCGTCGTGGAGGAACCATGCCTCGGTGGCGTTGAGGGTCGACCAGGGAAGGCAGCCGGTGATGCCGCCGGCGTTCGGGTCGGTGGCGACGTCCCCGGTGCGGCCGAGCACGAAGTCCGAGTAGAAGTAGACCTTCATGTTCGGGTTGCCCGCCTTGAGGTAGGCGATCCGGGCCTGGTTGGTGGACGTGCCCGCGTCCTGGAGGGTGTAGCTCGTGTAGCGCGAGGGGTTCTGGATGTTCGGCGTCGTGGACTGCGGGTTGCCGTAGCAGAAGCGCGTCCACTTGGCGACGTTGTTGACGCTGGCGTCGGACGCGGTGGTGAAGGTGACGTCCGCTCCCGGGTTGAGCGTGCCGCTCGGGCCGACGCCGACGAGCCTCGAGTGATACAGCGTGCTCGCGGCGAGGCCGGTGGCCGACTGGGTGACCGCGTGGTTGGAGGAGTCGGAGAAGGCGAAGGAGGCCGGGGAGGTGGGGATCTTGGTCCCGTAGGTGGTGCTCAGCCCGATCTCGAAGTAGTAGGAGTCGCCTGCGACGCCATTGGCGTTCATCGTGCCGTTCAGCGCGCAGGAGTTGTTCGTCGGCGTTCCGGCGGCGTTGGTGGTGACGGTCGGCTGCGGGTTGGTGAGGGTGGTGACGGTCGTGTTGCCGGAGTTGACCGACCCGGAGGCGTTCACCGCCGTGACCTTGAAGTTGTAGAGCGTGTTCGCCGTCAGGCCGCTGACGACGATGGCGAAGGAGTGGGTGGTGCCGTCGCTGCCCGCCGCGGTCGGCCCGACGGTGGTGCCGTAGCCGGTGGTCAGCCCGTAGTCGATCTGCCAGGTGGTGGACTGGTTGTTGGGGACGATCGTGAACAGGACGCGGACGCTGGTCTGCGTCTTCTGGTCGAAGGTGACCGCGCCGAGCGTCGGCGGGGCGACGGCCGCGAGCGTCTGGAAGGACTGCTCGGTGCCGGCGACCGTGCCCCCGGCGGTGGCGCACACGCACTGCCAGTAGTAGGTGGTGTTGGCGGTCAGGCCGGTGAAGGCTTGGGAGACGACATGGTCGGCGGCGTCGACCGGCGCCTGGGCGGCCGGGACGGGGGCGGTGATCGTGTACGGGCCGCCGCTGGTGGTGCCGATCTGGAAGTAGTAGGTCCCGGCGTTCTGGCCGCCGAGCGGACCGACGCCCTGCGTGTTGATCGTGGCCGAGAGGGTGACGGAGGTCTGCGTCGGCGGCGTACTGGACTGGCCGGTGACCGTCGGCGCCGGGACCGTGGTCGTGTCCCACACGCCCGGGTTGCCGCCCACGTAGCAGAAGTGCAGGTCGCGGTTCAGGTCGTAGACCGCCGCGCCGCTCGGGAAGTTGCCGGTCGTCGGCGCTCCCACGACCTCCGTCTTGCCGAAGATCTCCATCGGGCTCGTGAGCCCGGGGACCCCGGCGATGTACAGCGTGCCGACCGAACTCTGGCCGGCGACCTGCATGGTGTTGGCGGCGATCTGGTCGAACGTCGGGTTGGGCGACACGCGGCCGGTGGCCGGGGCGGTCGAGACGACACTCTGCCCGGAGGGGGGATAGGCGGGGCTCATGGACTGACGAACCATCCCACGTAGTCGGAGGGTGCCCCGCAGACGTAGAAGTCCCAGGGGCCGAGCTCATAGCGCGCCTCGGCGTTCTGGCTGGAGCGCTGGTAGGTGAACGACTCGCCCGGGTCCAACGGCATCCCGGTGGTGCTCGTGACGCCAGAGGGGCCGTAGAAGGCCGTGGCGACGTTCGTCAGGGGCGCCTTGATCGTGAAGACCGAGCAGGACGCCAGTTGGCCCGTCAGTCGCACGCTGGTGGCCGCAAGCGGAACCTGGCCGGTGATCGGCTGAGCCATCGTGCCTCCTACGGGCCGGGTTCGATCAGTTCGTAGGCCACGAGGCCCGTGTCGGTGCCCGACGACGAGGTGATCGTGAACGAGGTGCCCGCGACCCTGGCGGAAACGCGGACAATGCCGACCGTGTTGCTGTCCTGCGGGGTGAGGAAGATGCGGGTGTTCGCGGTCACGCGCGTGTTGCTGACGGTCACCGTCCCCGCGACCAGGGTGGCCGCGCCCATCGAGGCGTTCGTGCCCTCGAGGATTCGTATCGTGTTGCGGACGTCGCGGGAGGGGATGCGGCCCGCGCTCATCGTCGCGACCTTCGGGGCGTACTGCTGGTAGGCGGCGAACAGGGCGTTGGCGCACAGCGCGTGGCCCTGGTCGTTGGGATGCACCCCGTCGGAGTAGAACAGGTTGGAGTTCTTCTGCAGGACCGAGTCGATGTCGACCAGCACCACCCGGGAGTCGAACTCGCCGACGACCCCGGCCAGGATCGAGTTCAGCGTCGCGACGTCGGCGTCGGTGCCCGTGCGGGTGCCGGTGGCGTAGGTGATGATCCGGGCGACGTTGGCGACGAGGATCAGCGGCGGGTCGCCGTACGGCGTCGACCAGTAGTCCAGGCCCTCGTGGCTCGAGGCCGTCGGCGTGTTGGTCACCGTGCAGACGATCGTGTGCGCGCCGCTCGCCAGGCCGGTGATCTTGAAGTAGGTCGGCTGGGCCGCTCCCGCGCCGTCGGTGGCGGCCCCGGTCACCGATGTGTCCCACGTGCCGTAGGTGACCGAGTCGACGGTGACCGTCATCGTCAGCCCAGCCGTCGAGTCATCGTTGCGGGTCCCGACGATCCAGATCTCCCCGTTGGGGTTCTCGCCCGAGCCGACGCCCTGGAAGTCGGCCGGGACGGAGATCGTGCCCGTCTGGCCGGTCGCCGTGCAGCGCCGGTACGCGGTCCCCGAGTTGACGGTGGTGCTTGGGAAGGAGGCGAACCCCGACCAGGCCCAGGAGGCGTCGGTGTCCTCGTAGACGCGGCCTGAGCGCAGGCGCTGGATGGCGACCCGCATGGTGTTGCGGAAGACGGCGAAGTTGTTGTTGAACAGCGTCAGGTTGGCGATGTCGTTCAGGCCGGTGATGATCAGCGCCACCTCGCAGGCGGGCTGCGCCGGGAGCCCCGCGTTGGGGCTGGTGGTCTGGAGCATCTGCCCCGCCATCGAGTTGAACTTGTTCAGCCAGATCGAGCCGCTGACGGCCTTGTTGTCCTCGCGCGCGCCGATCATCGCCGCGAACCGCTGCGCCATCCCGTAGCTCCGGGCCGTGGCGCCCGTCCCGATCGCGTAGGAGTGGCCGAAGATCTTGACCTCGGTCGGGACCACGTTGAAGGTGGAGGGCGGCGGCCCGTTGGTGACCATGACGCTCGTCGGGGCCGAGGCGCGGAGATACTGGTTGAGGGTGAAGACGGCCGAGGCGCCGGGAGCCAGGGAGCCCTCGTTGGAGGAGGAGGAGACATCCCAGCGCGACGAGTAGTAGACGGTCGCCGCGCCCTGGTTGATGACGGTCGTCGAGCCGCCGAGGGTGGAGATCGGCACCGAGTGATCGGCGGGGACCGCCAGCAGCGGCATCAGGTCTTCACCGCCAGCGCCGAGCGCAGCAGCTGGTTCTGCTCGGTCAGCTTGTCCTCGCGCTTGTGGCCCGCGCGGACCTCCCGGAGCGCCGCGTTGTAGCGCTCGGGCTTGAACGCGAGCGCCTCCGCGAACCCCCGGACGCAGTTCTCACACAGGGAGATCGAGTCCAGGGAGGCGAGGACAGCCCCGTCCTTGTTGATGATCATCCCGTCGAAGGAGGCCTGGGAGTTGACGAACGTCAGGCCCTCGACGGCGCCGGTCAGGCACACCGAGCAGAAGCCGTCGGGGGGTGGGCCGACCACGATCGACGGGGCGATCTCTGCGATCTCATCCATATGTGCCTCCTCAGGCGAAGATTCCGGGACCGGAGTCGTGCTGCACCGCCGGCGCGCCGCGAGCCCGCAGGCGGGCCAGGTGCGCGCGCATCCAGCGGTCCTTGGCGCTGTGGCTCTGAGGGTCAGGGCCGCGCTCGGCGCTCAAGGGCCGGGCCATGACGCCGTAGCGCAGGGCGTCGAGCATGTGGTCGTCCTCTTTGAGCGGCTTCTCGCGCGGGTCGCCCTCGGCGCGGGCGTTGCGCTTGGCCCACCGGTACTGGCGGAACTGGCGGATCGTGACCGTGCAGTTCGCCGCGACGTGCAGCCGGTCGGCCTCGAGGCGCTCCTTCACGCGGTTGATCCCCGCGCCGACCGCGTTCTGGCCGGGGACCGTGGGGATCCCGTTGTCGGAGAACTCCGCCTGGTCGGAGCGGCCCGTCTGGCTGTTGCGGTTCCGGGCCGCCGGGTCGATCACCGTCCAGCGGGGAAGGTTCGGCATCAGCTTCCCGTTCACCGTCTGGCCCCAGCGCTCGCGGCGGAGCTTGATGTCCTTGCACACCTGGCGGATTGTCCGGTCCTGGGAGGCGATCTCGTCGTAGACGACGAAGTCCCCCTCGTAGGTCAGGTAGGCGAACAGGACCGCGCACATGTTCCGGATGCCCGGGTCGATCATCTCGAAGCACTCCGCGCCGTCCGGGACCTCGGAGATCTCAGGGATGATGTGCGAGGAGGAGAAGGACTTGTAGACCAATCCCGCGAAGGACACGAACCGGCCCGTCTTGCGTGCCTCGCGCTCCTCGTCGGTGTGCTGGGAGAGGACCCACTCCTTCGCCTCCGCATCGAGGTGGGGGTTGTCGTCCATGTCGACCCTCACCAGGCGGGCGAAATGGGGGTCCAGCGACCCGTTCTCCCACGGGACGTAGAAGTCGTTGTACAGCCAGTTGCTCATCCCATCCAGCGGCGTCAGCCCGAACAGCTCCTCGCCCGCGTAGTCGATCAGGCGCATCAGGCACTCACCGCGGATGTCCTGGCGGGGCGGCTCGTCGTAGACCATCCGGTGCAGCGCGGGCCCGGCGAACTTGTCCAGGTCCTGGTCGTTGGACATGAACTGGATCATCGAGTCGTTGCGGAACCGCAGCACCAGCTGCTGCTTGTCCCAGCCGTGCACGAACCCGGCGCCCTTCAACTGCGACTTCGGGCACCACTCGCGGAACTTCTGCAGGGCCACGAACTCCAGCCAGCGGGTCAGGTCAGGGCCCACCACCCGGCAGAAGAACGGAGGCTCCCACCGCTTGTAGGCCAGGAGGTGAGGAGGGATCACCTCCCGATCACACGCCTGGATGATCGTGTCCACGAGGGTGGCCGTCGTCTTGCCCGACCGGTTGCCCCCGATGAAGATCCGGCTTCTGGGATGCGGAGGGGAGTGGAACTGCTGTTGTTTGGGATGGGGCCTATAGGCAATGAGGGGATTGGCCCTGACAGCCGCGTCAAGCTCCGCAAGCTCAGCCTCGACCGTGCGGCGCTCCTCGGGCCCCAGCTTCTTCAGAGCCTCGAGGTCGACCTGGAAGGGATGCTTCATCGTCCCCTCCTCTGTCGGGGTTACTTCTGCGTGGCGGAGCGGAACGCATCCGCCCTCGCCGAGCCCGTCAAGTCGCTCGGAGCGACAGGGCGAGTGCCGGCCGAAACAGACCGGAACTCATCCGACTCGTACCTCTGGGGAGGAGCACCCCTGGCAAGGAGCTCGGCCGAGACAGGACCAAGCCTGCGCCCCAACCTCTCCTCACACGCCTCACGAACCCAAACCGCGAACGGAACCTCGCCCCGGGCCTCGTCGATCCGCCCCACCAGCCCCTCGTCCCACCGGATATCACGCCGTACGGACACCTGTACGGACAGCCTACCACCTGTACGGACAGATCCGGGGGGTGTACGGACAGATCTGTACGGACACGGAGCCGTTTGTACGGACAGATCGACCCTTGTACGGACACTCCTGTACGGACACTTCTACGCGGAGACTGGGGTTTTCGTGGACGTCT